TTATTCGCGCCAGAGAATATGGCAGAGCTTATGATCTTTTTCGCGACATAATAAAACGCGCGCAAAAATATCGTTAATCTCGCCGTCTTCTGTATCTGCCAGACCAATCACCACTTCGGCAAAGAAATCAGGGTTCAGGTCAAAATCAACATGCTCCTGCCAGTCTTCTGCCGGATCGAATAACTCGGCACCGCCGCGTTCTTCAAACTGCAAATTGAACAGAATGATATCTGCCGGATCGAGGTTATCCGCAGCCAGTTCGAGAAAAATGTCGTAAGCCTGCTCAAGCGTTTCGTCTTCGGTCAGGCGATTGTTCAAATCCATATCCATAATGACTACCTGTTTACTGTCTGATGGGCACGTTTTACAGCAACGGACTAAAGAAGTAAAACAGTCGCTCTGCTATCCGCTGCCAGAGTGGTCGTTTTACCCACAAACGGGCATCAAGCAGGCGGGAACGCGAAATATAATCATCCTGCACGGCGGCGAGGTCGCCGCCGAATCCGGCATCGTCAATGACCAGCGTGATTTCAAAATTGAGCCACAGACTGCGCATATCCAGGTTAACGGTACCGACCAGGCTCAGCTCGCCATCGACCAGTACGCTCTTGGTGTGCAGCAGGCCGCCTTCGAACTGATAAATTTTAACGCCAGCTGCCAGCAACTCAGTGAAAAAGGCCCGGCTTGCCCAGCCAACCAGCAGGGAATCATTCTTACGTGGAAGAATGATACTGACGTCGACCCCGCGCTGTGCTGCCGTACAAATTGCATGCAGCAAATCGTCGCTGGGAACAAAGTAGGGCGTGGTCATAATTAAATATTCGCGCGCTGAATAAGCTGCGGTTAATAGCGCCTGATGAATCAAGTCTTCTGGGAAACCAGGACCCGAGGCAATTGTGTGAATGGTGTGCCCGCTGGCCTGCTCAAACGGCATGATATTGACGTCCGGTGGCGGGGGCAAAATGCGCTTTCCGGTCTCAATTTCCCAGTCGCAAGAATAGACGATGCCCATAGCGGTGGCTACCGGGCCTTCCATTCTTGCCATTAAATCAACCCATTGCCCAACGCCTGCATCTTGTTTGAAGAAGCGCGGATCGACCATGTTCATGCTGCCGGTATACGCAATGTAGTTGTCGATCATGATCATTTTGCGGTGCTGACGCAGGTCCATACGGCGTAAAAATACACGCATCAGGTTCACCTTCAGTGCTTCTACAACCTCGATACCTGCGTTACGCATCATCGCCGCCCAAGGGCTGCGGAAGAACGCCACGCTGCCGGCGGAGTCCAGCATCAGGCGACAGTGAATGCCACGCCTTGCGGCAGCCATTAACGACTCGGCTACCTGATCGGCCATACCACCCGGCTGCCAGATGTAGAACACCATCTCTATGTTGTGGCGCGCCAGTTGAATATCACGGATCAGCGCCTGCATCACGTCATCTGAACTGGTGAGCAGCTGCAGCTGATTTCCCTTAACGCCGGCGATTCCTTGACGACGCTCGCACAGTTTAAATAAGGAGGAGGCGACGCTGCTGTTTTCCTGCGCAAAAATATGCTTACAGGCTTTAAGATCGTTCAGCCACTTGGCCGTTGACGGCCACATTGCCCGGGCGCGTTCGGCGCGGCGTTTACCCAGGTGGAGCTCACCGAAGGACAGATAAGCAATGATCCCTACCAATGGCAGAATATAGATGATCAAAAGCCAGGCCATTGCGGAGGGCACTGCGCGTCGTTTCATTAGAATGCGTAATGTTACGCCAGCAATGAGTACCCAGTAACCCAGAATGACCAGCCAACTCACCACGGTGTAGAAGGTTGTCATAAATTTAAAAATCCTTTTGAAAGCGTATTGTTAAGAGTTTACGCATCAGGATTAATCTGGCAAATAAAAACACGGGAAAACCGCTGGTCTGCATTCGGTGTGGCGTTATAATGGCCACTCAGTGACTGAAAGAGTAGTAAACATGAAGCGTAGTAGAACGGAAGTGGGACGCTGGCGGATGCTGCGTCAGGCTAGCCGCCGTAAAGCACGTTGGCTTGAAGGACAATCGCGTCGTAATATGCGTATCCACACTATCAGAAAGTGCATTCTCAACCATCAACGCAACTCGTTGCTGTTTGCGATCCACAGCATCTGATCCCAAAAGGGCACCGCTGGCGGTGCCCAATGTCTGTTTTTGTTCTGTTTTTAAAATACTTTTTTGTATTGTCATTCAGCCCATTTCGAAGAATTTCGCATAAAAACGTTCTGTTACGTTGAACCCTTCTGCCGCCTGCCTTTCAGCCTTCCAATTATCACACTCCGAGTACAAGTGTTACATTGTGGGTATCTTTGAGCAATGAGTTTTGTGTACACTTTTGCGTACTCAAAAGCCAAATGTGTACCCATTCAATGATCACTGACACAAAGCTCAGGAAGGCCCTTGGCAAGAAACGCGATGATATCGAAACTATTTCAGATTCTCACGGACTCAACGCAAGGATCAGTCAGGCCGGAAAGGTCTCTTTCTTCTACCGGTACAGATGGGCAGGCAAAGCTGTAAAACTCAATGTCGGTGATTATCCGGCAATGAGCATTGCTCAGGCAAGGGAAAGGCGTCAGCAATTCAGAACCTGGCTTACTGAGGGACTAGATCCCCGGGAGCAAGTAAAGCTGGAGAAATTGACCCGCGAAGGTTCCATGGCCGTATCGGAAGCATTCAATTATTGGGTCGAGAAACACTGCATCGCTAATCAACTGACAAAGACAGATTATTATCAGTTGGTATTTGCCAAGCATATCGCCGAGCCGATGCGAAACGTCAAAGTCGACAATTCGACAAAAAGGCACTGGATAGATGTTTTTGATCAGATTGAAAGCAGGGTGATGGCTCATTATATGCTTTCGCTGTGTAAACGCTCATTCAGGTTCTGTATTAACCGAGGCGTAATATCGACCAATCCGCTCGAGGGATTGCTACCCACTGACGTTGGCCAAAAACCGAAAAAGAGAACGCGGCGCCTGGATGATGGTGAGCTGGTGGCTATTTATCGGTGGCTGCAAAACCGCATGTCCATAGAGTCCGTGTTTCTTGTGAAATTTATTATGTTGACCGGCTGTAGGACGGCAGAGATTCGGTTGAGCGAAAGGTCATGGTTCAAGCTGGATGAAAATGAATGGATAGTTCCTGCTGGAAGTTACAAAACGCGAGTGCACATGAGAAGGGCTCTTTCTGATGCTGCGGTGGGACTGGTAAAAAATCATCTTGGGAAGATCAACACAAAGCATTTAGTCACTTCACAGCGCTTACTGGATGGGGAAATTAAAGACTTCCCGGTTCATCCGCCAGTTGCTTCGAACTACGCCAGGTATATTTGGTCAGAATCCGGCATGGAGCCCTGGTCTCTTCATGATATGAGAAGAACAATCGCAACAAATCTTTCAGAACTTGGCTGTCCGCCGCATGTGATTGAGAAGTTACTTGGTCACCAAATGGTTGGCGTGATGGCGCACTATAACCTGCATGACTACATCGATGATCAAAAACACTGGCTCCACGTTTGGCAGAGCCATCTTGAAAACATCATCGGTGAGCCGTTCAGTTAATTGGCTGTTTCACACCTTCCCACTCTTTGACTGACTCCGACTTCCAGCGGTTAGGATTACCGGGAAAGTCCGGGGCGGGGAACGGCTTCGCAAAACCTCGCGGCATCGTGTCTGTGCTTTGCCATGACCAAAGGGTTTTACGTGAGATTTTGTATCGACTGGTCAGGTCTGACGTCAGCAAAATATCATCCATCGTTTTTCTCCAATGGCCCGAACTGGGCCATTTCCAAAAGTAATATCAAGAAACCTGACCCGGAAGTGCGCGCAACCGGCGCATACCTGTCATTGCTGTGGCCACGTAGCTCGCCTTACGGTTCACCACCTCAACCCAGACCTTCACACCTTCAACTCTCACCGTGTATGTATCCTTCATCTTGCTGCGCCCGTAGTCGCCGTAGCGTTCGTGATGAGTGGCCAGTGCTATGTCGCATGCCTGACGCGCTAACGGGGATTGCTGGTTGGCTCGGTTAATTAATCGCATGGTCACCGCCTTCTGGATTGGATGGTTGACGGAAAGCCGCTCGGGACGGAGACCAATCGCAATATGCATCGGTTTCGGTATGCCCGAAAATTGCCTTACAGCGACGGATATGGGCGCAGTCGCCGCAGGTCTTACCCTTCGGGAGTTGCATTTTATCGGGGTCTGCCGGGTTATAATTCAGCTCAGTCATTCCAGGCCTCCAGCTCGTTCTGGATTTCCTCGTCGATCTCGTCATTGGTGGCGTCTTCGTTTAGATAGTCGCGCGCCTCTTTGAGATACTGTTCTCGGCGTTCGTGGTACCAGGCAGAGAACTCCGGTGACCAGCCGCGACCATTACTTTGAAAATCAACCAGAGCGTTGTCCTCAGCCATACGTTCAACCATGCAGTAGGCAGTTGTCAGGGCGCATTCCCGGATGTAACCGCGAAGGTGGTGTTTGCGCCACCAAGGACTTACTTTCGAATCGCAACGTCCTTTGAACTCAATTTCCCAGCGGCGGATGCAGCGTGCGTTTAAAGATTTACTCATCTTGTTACCGGGAGGGCGGACCCTCCCGCCTCCCTTAGGCCACGTATTCCGGTTTCATATCCGCCAGGGTGATGCTGAACTGATCGTGCAGTTCGTCGCCCAGATGACGTTTCGCAGTTGCAAGAACTCGCTCAACTTCCCCGAAACGCGCCGTTGCATCCGGTTCGCCCGGAGACGGCAGGGAGTTGATCGCGGCCTCAACCTTGTTACGCGAATCAACCAGGTAGTAGCGCTTCACCGCTTTGTTCTTCAGCTCAGTGAACAGGGCTGAACCGAGCGTGGTCTTCGCGCTTTCGATATCAGCGCGCAGTGCTTTTGCACTATCAACATCCTGAGCGGCATCGATTCGTTCGCGGAAATCATCGGCAAGAGAGTCGATATTTACCGACGATTCCTGTGCGCTTTGCGTGGTTGTGACGGTGTCACCAGAAATTTCAGCCAGGTTAACGTGCTTCGGTGCCGGGTTAATCTCTTTCTCAGTACGCGGCTCAACTTCATCTGGGCTGTAGACGCCGAGGATGACTTCAGGGCAGTACAAGCGTGCCCAGTACTTCACTGCCAAATAAGCGATCTGCTGCTTCGGCGCTGTTTTCCACAGTGGCGAGTTACGTGTGGTGATATCTGCCAGGTAGATTGGTTCGCCCCAGGTGATTTCTTCTTCTCCGCGCAGTACGGCGCCAACCCGGATAAACAGGCCTAATTCATCACGACCGTCTTTTTTCCCGGCGATCTTCTCCCAGTCACCGCCATATTCGTAATGGAAGCGGCCAATAATGGCGCTGGAGCTGGAAATCACTGCGTTAACCAGTTGCGCTTCGTAACCCAGAACGCCATTCACCAGGTGCGTTTTCTGGGCAACTGCATATGGGTTCATTCCCCACTGCATAGCCTGCATGACGATAGCCATACAGTCGGCGGGTTTCCCCGCCAGGTGTTTGGGGACAGTGACGGCAGACTGCGCCATCAATTCAGCGAAAGAGGTAAGCTGGCCGAGTGCCTGCACGTTGAACACAGCGTTGCTGGCGGAAATGGTGTTTGGTGCCTGCTCGGTCGTAATGATGTTGGTATTTTGCATGGTCAAATCCTCCCTTAAGCCAGACGCAGCGCTTCAAGGCGGCGCAGGTCGAAGTCGTTCAGTTCGTCGGTGTAATCAGCGGTGATCGGCGCTGGCCATTCGCCAGTGTCAAAGCCGGTAGCGATAGCGCGCATTGATTTACGGTACTCGAGCATGCCCAGCTCCAGCAGTTCGGCGGATGCCTCGATGATGGCGATCCAGTGGTAGTTCTCGTCTTTGTTGACGAAAATCCAGAAGAACTGGTCCAGTGCCGCGGTCTCGCAATACATGGCGGCGCTCAGGTGATAGTCACGGTCGATGATTTCCCGGTGCAGTTTGGCGCGAAGGCCTTCCTGCTTAACGTTCCACATGCTGATGGTTTTCAGGTCGGCACCAATGCGCACGCCGTCTAGGTCGATCTCAAGGTCTGGACGAACGCGGACTTCCAGACCGGTTTCATCGTCAAAGCCAAAATAGCTGACCTCAACGGCGCGACTCGGGTGCCGAAGCAGCATCCCGGCGGTTGGGTGCTGTAGCAGGGCTTTCTGAATGGCCAGTGCGGTGCTCAGTTGCTGACGGCTGACCAGCACTTTCCCTTGTAGATTCTCACGCCAGGCATCCAGCAGTTCGTCGGCAAAGACAGCGTCCGGATTAACAGACTTCACGGCATGAATCAGGTCAGCTTTGGTACCGGACACTTTCAGCGGTTGCGGCTTCTGCGCTTCCTGCGCCACCAGGTCGGGATTGATGATTGCCAGTTGCTCGAGTAACGCATCACGGCTACCGCTGGTCTTCACCTGTGCTGGCAGGGTGGCGTTGTATTCCTTGATGCAGGCTTTCATCGCCGCTGTGGTCTGCTTCTGGTCCGCTTCGATCCGCTGGTACTCTTCTGGCAGCGACATGTAGCTCTGGCCAGTTTCCTCGACTGAACCACCCAGTGACACCTGAGCAGGCAGAGTGGCGTTGTACTCTTCGAGCAATGTCTTGATGTCGTCAGCGCTCAGCTGTGCCGGCAGGCCTGCGTTGTACTCATCAATAAACGCGCGGATTGTTGCCGTTGTGGTGAACGCGTCTTCCGGGATCATCGGTTCAACGCTGAACTCTTCATCGAGCAGCTCTGGCTGCAACGCAAGGCCGTGCACCAGGTTACCCATGTCCAGCACCGGAGAACGCTCTTTGGTGATCGTTTTGGCAACGTGGCGCGCGTTGAAGTACATAAGGCTAACGCGGGCATCTTTTACCTGCGTGCTGCTGATTCCGTTCGCTGCGTGATAAACCTCGTTCGGCAAACCTTCATAGCGGCCTGGCTCGAAGTAAGCGGGGTACACAACAGCCGGTTCGTCAGATTGCGCTTCTGGCTCGGTTTGATTCACTTTTTGGGCGTTTTGATGCGCAGATTCATCATTCTGATGCGCGTTTTCTGGTTTTTGTTTCACATCGGCTTGCTGGCCGGTATGTGACTCTTCACCAGTTTCCAGACTGCTTTCGCCTGACTGCACTTCATCACCAGCCTGTTTTTCATCACTGACAGCATCTTCCATCTGCACATCGCTGGTGGTGTCCTCATTAACTGGTGAACAGTCATCTATTTGTTGGGCGGTTGATGCGAGGTCTTCTGTGATCCAGTTCGGGTCTGTAGGGTCACTAATCCCCTCGACATATTCGCCGCGGGAAGCTGCAAGAATTTTGTTTACCTCTTCAGCCGTTACTTTTTCCTGTTTCATCGGTACAGGCATAGACGAACGACCGCAGGCTATATCAACGAGCAGCGGATCCGGATTAGCGTGATCAGTTTCCGTCAGTACTCTATTCAAATATTCCTGATGTTTGACGGGATCTTCATAAAGTCCTTCAGGTGTAGTTTTTACTGTTGCGATAATGCAGGCACGTGAATAGTCCATGCCACCAGGGATTGAAACGAATCTCTCTCGAGTGGCCAGCCATTCAGGATCGTCCATCTTATTCATGATGGAGTTTGCCTGTAGTTCTATATCCAGGGGGACGTTGTAAATATCAAATTCGCGGTCACGGGCACGTAACGCCAGAGCAATCTCATGCTCCAGACCGAGAATGGTTTGCGGAAATTTACGGTCAGAGACAATGCCGCCGCCGGCGTTCGCACCTGAAGGTGTGCGATTAATGGTTGTTACACGATTGCCTTTGCTCCACTCTTTAACCAGTAGGCCGCGGTCAATGTAATCAGTTTTGAACCACACCGTCAGGAACTGGATAACTGTCGCCAGCTCCGGTTTTTTACCGTCGACAGGGAAGACTTTCTTAGCGGCATTCACGACTTTATGAATATCGTGCTCAATGGCTTTTTTGAATGCTTCTACATTCTCAGCAGCCAGCAGGAGGTTCTGGACGTACGCGTCATCAGTGTCCATCTCAAGACGGACAATATCGTTTTTCTGCCCGGCATCGACGTGATAGAGATATTCACCATCACCGATGAACTGAGCCAGTACGCGCTGGCGGAATGGCAGGGTGGCAACAACGATTAGGTTCGGTTGCTCTGTCAGCTGAGATTGCTCTACAGTACCGACTTCACTATTAACGACATTATCATCAGCCTGACTATTTTCTTCCAGCGCTGCATCGTCCGCTTTTAATTTTACGTTCCAGGTGTGCTGGTCTTCGGCAAGTTCGTAACGATCACACCAGATGAAATCAATCTCACCTTCTTCTGGCAGGTCGTCAACAACCGGGAAATCAGTGCGAATTGGTTTGGCGTAGTCCTTACCACGGCCCGTTTCGATGCCGGCATCTTCCAGAGCAACATCCAGCATCAGGTTGGCGCGAGCCTCAGTTTTTGCAGTGAACCAGACCACTGCATCTTGCTTTCCGGATTTCTGTGTAGCCCTGACTACATAAAAGAATTCCATGTGAGATCCTCATTTTTGGGTGTTAGAATCCCCGGGCCATTGATAGCGCCCATTGGGTTAACTTTGGTTTTAATGTTGTTTCCGGTGTAACTTTGGTCGGTACCACCGGACGTAGATCCCGCCTTGCGCGGGGTGTACGTTAGCCTTCGTGAGCCATCTGGTCGTGCGAAGCGCAACGTCTGGAACAGTACTCTTTCTCTTTGCGCGCCAGCTGTGAGCCGTTGCGATAGAGAAGGGTGCTTTTGATTACTTCTTCCTGTTTAACCGGCTTGCTGCAGTAACCACATTTCTTGTCTTGCATGACACTCTCCGTTAATGGCTGAGGCCATTCCCCAGACCGTTCAGATAAACTTCAACCAGCAAATCCCTGGTGTAAGTCATCTCAACGCCGCGATGCAGATACAAACGACCACGAGCATTAGCTGATGCCGTCCAGGTTGAATCCTTGTGTTTGACGAGCATTCCAGGCTGAACTGCGCCGCGGTTTACCGTCTGTGTACCGTAGTGCTGATGAACCATGATGTTCTCCAGTTTTTCTGAGTGAACTTCGCTGGTGGTGCCGTGACGCTGATCTTCACGGTTGAGCGTTTTAACTCGGCAATTCACCACCGCGAAGCTCACTTCTGTGTTTGCCCTTGTCGCCAGGCTGGCGGAACGTTTGAACTTGATGCGCTTAGTGTTTCGCGATGGGATGATAATGTACTATAAGTTCATTGAAGTAAAGTACCAATAGTACATTTAAGTGGTGTGGCAAGTTCATAAACGCATAACAATATGAACTTTAAGATTATTTATTTTTTTCTCTAGTCTTGCTATGCTCAAAAAAACACCAAACAGGGTATTGCTATGGGCTTAGGTATGGATATGTCACGTGATGAATTGCTGGAAGATCGCGCAGCTTTCATAGCTGGTGAGATTGGTGGGGCGGTTGTTGAGTTGATAATCGACGGTGTGGTGATTGACTGTGAGGCTATTGTCGATCGACTGGAAGCGAAGCGAAAAACCGTGGGCAATATGATTCACAAAGGTGTATTGCGGGATGCGGCGGAGTTCGTGAGGAAAGGGCAGTAAAAACCCGGCGCGGTGGCCGGGCTGTGGCATTTAGGAATCAAGGTCAGGCAGCATGATTTTCTCAATCAACGTCAATGCCCTTTGGTCTCGTTCAGCAAAATATTTAGGAGCGTACTGAGGCAGCCACACTTCGTTGAAGTGCTGTTTGAAATCTGCAAGATATTCGTTTGGGTATAGACGTACCGGGAATGTCCGGCCATCTGGGTACTCATGGTTATATGTTGGGAATGTCTTCGGCTCAATACCCCGGTTGTCACGGAGCCATTGCGAGAAAACTCTACCTTCTGAAATATCAGGAACCATTTTTTCAGGCAGCGTATATCCGGCTTGTTCAAGTGGCGCAACCAAGTTAAACGTCAGTTCATTAAGCATAGAAAAATGCGTATGAGGAACCCTGCCTCGGTTTGTCATATATCGCTTAAGGTGGATAGGAAGTTCGGCAGGCGCTCTTTCGCCTGACATCCACTCACGCACCCATCTCGATACTTGCACTGCAAATTTTGGAGATAGCCACTGAGCTAAATTAATTGCGATGTCTGGATGAACCCAAGTCCCTTGATTCTCTGCTCTTCCGCCTTTAAATGATTGAATTAACTCCGATATGGGAATCCCCATATCGCGTGATAATTCATCAAAAAAATCTTGTGTTGTTTTTAGTCGTGTATAGTCGGCAAGTAGCTTCCCTGCAGACTTGCACATTGATGTGGCATTGATGTATCCGTCTTTGGTGCGAAGATGGATGACTTCTCCATCAACTTCTCTGGCGATTAACGCAAGTTGAAACTGTGTCATAAATCATCCTATTGCTGTGAAAAATAAAAATAATCACCCAAACGTATCATCTGGCCACTGTTAGTTTGCTAACCATGCTTCCTGTAGGTCTGCGGCATGCTGCCGATCACCTTTCCGAAGACGAAAATCTTGTTCATCTCTTCCTTCTCAATTGGCTCCCACGGGCGATAGGTCTGGTTGTCTGAGATTACCAGTAGTTTGTCTTTCATCTTCTGAAGTCGCTTAACATGAGCTGTTTCGTCGTACAGGAAAGCGTAAATTCCATCACCATCAAAGTGTTGGATGCTGATATCGACAAAAAGCAGATCACCCGGCTCTATCGTGCCAGACATGCTGTCTCCGCGGACGTTGATGATGCGGATTTGTTCCTGCTTTCGTCCGTTGAACATTTGGCGCGCATCTTCAACTGAGTATTCCACAGAGCGAAGCACCTCCACGAACTCGCTATTGATCACGCCCGGGCCTGCACTGACAGATACATTGAGCACATCTATGCGAAATATTTCTGTCGATTTCTGCAAGCGTCCCTCAGATATTCCATCAGCCTCGCTGTCACCTAACAGGTAAGTTGAAGTTGTACCAATACTCGCAGCAAGCTCTTGCAGCTTCCCGCGTCTTGGAATTGATTCCCCGTTAAACCATTTGCTTACGGCCTTTGGTGTCAACTTCATCTTTTTGGCTATCTCAGCCTGACGACCATGAACCGGCAAACCAGCTTTATCGCAGGCCAGCGCTAGCCTATGGGAAAAGTCTTTTCGCGCTTTTTCTTCCTGAACCATAGGTTCAATCATAATATCTCTTGCGTGAACTATCAGTTCCGACATAATATGTACTTACAGTTCATATTGAGGGTTAAAAAATGCAACCAACAAGCCTTGGCGAAATCATCAAATTGATTCGCGTACCCGTGGTGGCCAAAGCATGCGAGCGGACTCCGCGAGCAATTTACAAGTGGATCAATAGTGGGTGCTTGCCACGTACTGATTACACCGGTGAGACAGCTTATGCATCGAAAATTGCTGAGGCCTCAGGTGGTCGCTTTACCACCACCCAAATTCTTGAAATCAGCAAACCAAAAGTAGCCTGACCGGCGCTTTAACCACGAAAGGGAAAGCACTATGCAATCACTTACGTTTTACCAGGATACAGGAGTACCGCAACAAGCGGTGATAAATCGCGCTCAAACCTATAAGGGGCCGTGTCACGAAGATATTCGAAATGCCGTTCGTTCATGGGCGGGTGTAGATGGTCAGGATGTCGTTTCTGCTCTGATCGTCGAAGAGTACCGGGCGCAGGGTGGTTACGACATCACTTTCCCTGACGATCTCTGCCGAAAGCGGCAGAAGCTGTTTCGCTTCCTGGACAACCACTTCAACAGCGAGCGTTACCGCGAGAACGTCCGCCAGCTGACACCGGCAATTCTCGCTGTCTTGCCGATTGTGTACCGCAGTCGCCTGCTGCCAGAAGACAACATCATGGCTCGCCTGGCACGTATGGAGAAGGAAACCAGCGAAGCGAAGATAGCTGTCGCGATGGATGCGCCGCGTCATCAGAAGCTGAAAGAGCTGAGCGAGGGGATCGTGGAGATGTACCGCGTTGACCCTGGGCTAACTGGCCCGCTGATGGAGATGGTGCAGATGATGCTGGGGGCTATATGACGGGCTCAAAAAAAGGTAAAGGTCGGACCGCGCCAACGGAACCGACCTTCGGTGTAATTCCAGGCAGAAATTACGAGGTCATTATGACAAACGCATGTACAAAACACCAGGCGAAAGGAGCATAGCTATGTCGAATGTTGCTTACGCCGATTTTGCGGCGCGTACCGCCGTCAGGAGCAACCGGATGGAGAACCAGAAGACCGGATTCATCCCGTTGTACCGGAGTGTACTGAAGAAGCCCTGGGCGAAAGATGTATTCCTGCGCACGCTGTGGGAAAACCTTCTGTTGGGCGCTGCCCGTCAGCCCTATACGGCCACCTTTAAAGGCCGTCAGTGGCCGTTACAAACCGGACAACTGGTGACCACTTCGGCAGATCTCGGGCTGAAATTATGCGACCGAAATGGGGAGCCAACCAGCCGTCATGCAGTGGAACGCATGCTGGCTCATTTTGTGAAAGAGGGGATGATTTCAACCGCCGGGGAGAAGAGAAAAGGCACTGTGATTACCATCACAAATTATGTGCAATATGCTCAAAAAACAGACGATTTACCCGCGCAATTCCCCGCGCATTACGGCGAGCATTACGCCGCGCATGACGAAGCCAGTAATGGCGGTGCTTCCGGTGGCGATGCCGAGCATTTACCCGCGCATAAGGCCGCGCAATTCCCCGCGCATCATGAACAACAATATAATAACAACAATATAAATAATAAGATCTCTTCGTCTCGGAATTCTGAAGAATCCCGAAACGAGGCGACTGAAAAATTCCTCTCTCGTCACCCGGAAGCTGCTGACGGAATCTACACCCCGGCAGGTAAGTCCTGGGGAACAGCCGATGATCTCAAAGCGGCACGCTGGATACATACCCTGCGCCTGACTGTCAATGCCAGCCTGAGCGAACCAAATTGGGTCGAATGGGCTAACACAATCCGCCTGATGCGTGTGCAGGACAACCGTACGCACTTCGACATTTGCGATTTGTTCAAATGGGCCAACAAAGATGATTTCTGGAAAGACAACATCCTGAGCCCTTCAAGCCTGCGCAAGCAGTGGGACCAACTGACGACCAGGCGTATACGTTGCGGTGACCATGCGGCCCCGGCAACCGGGAAAAACAAGGTCGATTACAACAACACAGACTGGATCAACGGGGTGTTCGATGAAAAACCTTTCTGAGCAGATGGTCAACTTCGACCGCGAAAACTTTGTACGTGTAGCTCACGGTATGCAGGAACAGCAGGACGTGCAGGCTCCCGACGTTGAGCAAACTGCGGAAATCTTCAACTCCCTGTTCAGCGCCCTTCGAGCTGCGTTCCCGGCCAGCGCTCACAGCTTCAATAATCAGGCTGAGTTCGACGAATTGCGGCGCCAGTGGTTGCTGGCTTTCAGTGAAAACGGGATCACAACCATGGAGCAGGTCAACGCTGGTCTTCGTGTGGCGCGTCGCCAGGAGCGCCCGTTTCTGCCATCTCCTGGGCAATTTGTTGCCTGGTGCAGGGAAGGGCGTTGTGTGCTCGGTATCACGGTTGCTGATGTCATGGCTGAGTACTGGAAGTGGCAGAAGCTGGTTTTCCGTTACACGAGCAGTGAGAAATATCCATGGTCCAGGGATGTTCTGTATCACATCTGTCTCGAACTACGTCACCGTAGCACCGAAGGGCAACTGAGCCGACAGGAACTGGAGCGCGAAGCTGTGAAGGTGCTGGAAATGTGGGAACGCCGTGTGTTGTCAGGAAAACCGATACCACCAGTACGACGCGCTCTGGCTGCGCCTAAACCAGTAACCGGGCCAACACCGGCAGAGATGCTGATGGCTCAGTACAAACAACGCAAAAACGCTGGTCTGATTTGACGGGAGACGCTATGAAAACTGTAATTTACGCACTGAAAGCAATGGGCAAATCTACCTGTCGCGAAATTTCCGCCAGGCTGAATAAAGACGTACGCGACATGCTTAAGATTCTGGAAAACATGGAAGACCAGGGGGCGGTAAAATTTGTTAACGGTTACTGGTCAGTTGCCAGTGCAGAAGACAAAAAACAAGCGCTACCAGCAGAACCAGCTAAAACTGTCCTGCGTGCGAAAAATTTGAACGACACTCCAAAAAAGCCGCTGCGTGGTGAAGTTGCCGAACCGATAAAACCTGAGGCCATAGTCGCACTACTGACTGAAAGCGGGAATATGGACACCGTAGCACTCGCGTCGGCGGTGGGACGCGATCCCAGAGGTTTAGCATCAAATCTATGCCTGATGGCAAAGCGCGGATATATCCAAAAAATCGGTCAGGGGAAAGGTGTTAAATGGGGACTTCCCGACGACAAGGCTGTTCCCGTGGTGCCGGAATTTGCAGAGTTGCCAGATATCGAAATCACACCGAAGGTTGCGGCGCCAGCCGTGGCGGATACGGACCGTGTTCAGGTTGAAGAGTTTCTGGACAGCATCCCTGTGCTGAAAAAGGCGAGTCAGCCAGTACTGGTCCCGACACTGCGTGAAATCAGTAATGAAATCCGCAAAACAAAATCCAATCTCGATAGCCTGGAAAAACTCCGAGACGCTGTTCGTGAAGTGAACCGGAATCGCCGTGTGCTGCGCTTATTTGTCGGGGAGGCTGAATAACGATGGCAAGTAAATCACTGTGGGCAATTGTCAATTTTCTTCGGGTTAACCAGACCATAACCCCTCGTCAGGTTCAGAACCTTCTGGGATGCGACTGCAAGAAGGCACACAACCTGCTGCTTCACCTGACACGCAAAGCGGTAGTAATCCGCACTGGCGAGCCGCATCGCCCGGTCTATTCACTTCAGCCCGGCGGGGAGTTGAACATTAAGCAGATCAAACCGAACACGAGAAAAAACATGGTTACTTCAGTTTGCCGCACAAGTCCGGCTATGCAGCGTGTACTGGCGTTTTACGGGAGAGCATCAGCATGAAACCAGACGTTAAAAAAATTATCGCCGATATCAAGGCGACAAAAGGGAATCGGAAATATTGCAATGGCCTGGCTGGCACACTCCAGGATGATAATTATGTGTCATCGATCTGCAAATACGTTAAAACCGTAACGCCAGAAAGAATCGACCTCCTGATTGAATACACTGAAAACCTTGAAGCTGAAGTCACAGACATGGCAGTACAGCTCGCTAACGCCGAGAGCAAGTGCAGGGAGCAAACTGAATTCCTCGCGCACGTCAAGAAATGCCTTGCGAAAAATGGCGAATACTCACCGCTTAGCCACGAGACAATTGACACTATTCTTGGCATTCGCCCTGATGGAAAGGGAGCCGCGCTATGAGCAAGCTTTCGAATGAATTTATTCTCCGCGCTATCTGGCACGCAGTTCTGAAACAACTTCCTGTTCGCGTCACCCACAACTATTTCGGTGATGGAAAAGTAGTGAGCCTATGCAAAAACGACTGGTTCTGGTTGCGCAGCAGTACGCAAATTTGCACGACAGGCCGCAAGCGCTCACTAGGGCTACCGCTAAGCGATAGTCAATCCATGAATCGAATTAAGCGCCTTGCTGAAGAGGGTCTACTTGGGCGCGAGAAGATGACTGGAGGAGCGTTCTATTTCTGGCTTCCTGACACCATGAATAAACCAGCATTCGATCGGTGCCTTGAGCTGATGAGCGCTGAAGGCCTTACGGATAAAGCGACCAACACAACCAATTACGATGAAATCGTGGAGCGAGTAAGGGCAACGCTCATGCATGAGTTTGGAGATATTAATTTGAAGGAGGCAGCCCAATGACAGCACTCAACAAACAGGCGCTGCGTAAACTGGCAAAAGTATTATCCGGCCAGGAGTGGGTTGCCTTTGTTCATAAGGCATCTGGTACGTATGCCGTAGGTTCGTTAGGTCATGAGCGTGGCGAAGACATTATCAAATGGCCTGGTTTCGATGGTCAGGACAATGCAGAAAGCAAAGCAAAATTCATCGCCGCTGCCAGCCCCGCCGCCATGCTAGAGTTTCTGGATGAGTTGGAAGCCGAAAAGAACATGCGCGAAGCCGCAGAGAAGCGCATAGCAGAACTGGAGTCGCGGGAGATTAAGCCAGTTGCGTGGATGAGGAATACCAACGCCACATCATTCATGTCAAGGTTCACAACCGATAAGAGCTATGCAGTTGAGCAATGGGGTGATGATGCTGTTGCGCTTTATACATCACCAGTTAATTTTAAGTTGGCATGTTTCACTGACGAGAGAAATCTTAAGTACATCAATGAGAAAGGAAGGGAGACATCTCTTATCTGGAGTGAAAGAAACTCAGAAGATGGTGATGTTCAACTTTTCCGCGCCGCTGGCATTGGCGTGAAGGGGGAGTGAGATGGCTATTGCAGAACGAATCGCTTTCGGCCCATCTGGTGACACCTACGAAATTCATCTGGGGGCGAACCGTTATCACTATCGAACTGACGGCAGGGCGAACCTGATGAAAGAAGGGATGAACCACGCTTACCCCTGCCGTGTAACGAGCGAAACGATTAAATATGCGCTGGCTGCAATCGTAGAGTTACAGCAGAAATTAACCGACGCTGGCATTGAGGACTGACCCATGACAACTAACAACCACCCGGCGAACGGTCCTGTATCACTCGATCGCCTGCACCAGATAAGCGAAATACTCAGCAAAGCATCAGCACAAAGTGATGGCGGTAATCTCGGCTACGCAATGGCTGATGCTGTCAAGGTGATTAATGGGGCTATTACGGCGTTTGGTGCTGAGCCTGTGGCGTGGCTCCATTCTGATAATGGTATTGGTATTCCGGCAATAACAAAAAGTCGCAATGTTGCTGATAGCTGGTTTTCAAAAGGCTGGAATATCAAGCCACTCTACACCACACCGCCAGCGACGGTAGTGCCGGATGAAATGACACCTGTACAGGCATCTCGCACTTATGGAGGTGAAGTGCGTGGTTATCGTGATGGCGGGAACGCCTGCCGCGCCGCCATGCTTCAGGGTGCCGAACCTGCAAGTAATTGCGATGAATTACCGCTGGACTACCTGCAAGGGCACAAAGACGGGCTGGAATGGGCAGCACAACTGGCAAAAGCAAATCATCCGGAAACTGGCGACTGGCGTTACGATGACCCTATCGAATTGTCAAAGGCGATACGCAAGGGGCCGGATATGCCATTATCCGATGGCAACTCTCCGGTGATTCAGGATGGCTGGATTAAGTGCAGCGAGCGGATGCCGGAAGACGAGCAGGAGGTTCTAACCAGGAACAGGATGGGGCATTGCTTTGTATCGTTCTTTGATGAGCATTCAGGGCTGTTTTTCGACAGAGTAGATGTGGCCGCCGCATGCTGTATAGAGCACATATTGGTAACCCATTGGATGCCACTGCCAGCAGCACCGCAGCAGGAGGAGTGAGGTGAGTACTTATCTTTTTTTCGGTTTCCTTGTTGTTTGCACTCTGTTTTGTATGGTGATGCTGTGGCGGGTGGTCAAGGTGGCAAAGTGGCGATTCAAGGCCCTCGAAATGAGTGCTGATGATTATCGGGCACTACCTGAATTTAATAAGATGTTGTGGATGATTTGGATATGGAGGCTAGAACGCTTCCCGAGATGTAATAAGCGGGCATGGCGGGAGACGAAGTGATGGATCAGCTACTGCAATATGCCACGAACCGGATAATTGAGCTGGAAAACCTGCTGCTGGTGAATGTTGAGGAAACTGTCTGGCCTGCCGAAGTAGGAATGGTATATAGCCAGATTGAAAGTGCCGGGGATCTTCCGGCACATCACCAGCGCCGCCTGAAGCATCACATCAACCGCATGTGGCTGGAACAAATGCCGGTACCGTCAATAATCGCTGCGGCCCGGTCACTGGCCATCGCTATGGAGAAATACGCGTGAGAGAAATCATCGTTGATAACTTTGCCGGCGGCGGCGGGGCGAGTACGGGAATTGAGCTGGCAATCGGTCGCAGCGTTGATATTGCTATCAACCACGACGAGAACGCCGTGGCGATGCACACAACGAACCACCCTGATACATTGCACTACTGCGAGTCTGTGTATGAGGTTCGCCCAAAGGTAGCTACCGCGGGTCGTCCGGTGGCGCTGGCGTGGTTTTCTCCTGATTGCCGCCACTTTTCTAAAGCAAAAGGCGCTAAACCTGTTGAGAAAGCGATCCGCGGACTGGCCTGGGTAGTATTACGCTGGGGGCTGGATGTTGAGCCGCGGGTAATGAAACTGGAGAACGTCGAAGAGTTTAAAACGTGGGGGCCATTATTACGCGAAATGCCATTCATCAGTCACGCGGATCGCTTCCTTGATGAATTTATCGGACCACCTGAACCAGTCGAACAGCGTCCTGACCCGGCGCGTATCGGTGAGACCTATAACGCCTTTGTCGCAATGCTGACGACAGGTATTTCTGCATCACATCCGGCGCTGGCTGAATGTTGTGAGTTTCTGAATATTTCGCTTGATAGCGAGGATGCCGCACGGCTGGTTAAAGGTCTGGGCTATGTCGTGGAGTATCGCGAACTGCGCGCCTGCGACTATGGCGCACCGACAATCAGAAAACGTTTCTTCATGGTCATGCGCCGTGATGGGAAGCCGATTGTGTGGCCGGAACCAACGCATGGGGATCCGAAATCACCTGCGGTTCAGGCTGGCAGGCTGGCACCATGGCGTACAGCTGCGGAGTGTATCGACTGGACAATTCCGGCACCGTCGATTTTCGACCGCAAAAAACCGCTGGCAGAAAATACCCTGAAGCGCATCGCGCGCGGTATACAGCGCTTTGTTATCGACAGTGCATCGCCGTTCATCGTGAAATGCAACCACACTACGACCAAAGGGAAATACGACTGTTTCCGTGGGCAAGCACTGAGTGAGCCATTGCAGACCATTACCAAAACCCATGGCTACGCGTTAGCCGTTCCACACCTGACAAAGTTCCGTACCGGCGCAACCGGGCAGCCAGTTACCGAACCGGTACCGACGGTAACTGCTGGTACATCAAAACGCCCGGGCGGGAATGGGCATGCACTCGGGATTGTTGAGGCTGCACTGACACCGTTCCTGGCCGGTAATGGTGGCAGTGAATACCAGGCTAAACCGCGCCCGCTGGATAAACCTGCTCACACCATTCTGAAGCAATCCCGCGCCTGTCTGGTTGCGCCAGTGATAGCCCGCCAGTTTGGGGCCAGTGTCGGACACCGGGCAGACGAACCGAGCGCAACCATCACAGCTGGTGGTGGCGGTAAATCTCAACTGGTGACGCCTACGCTGATTCAGATGGGTTATGGCGAACGCCCTGGACAAGAACCGCGTGTGCTGCGACTGGATAACCCTCTGGGGACTGTTACTGCAGGTGGTAATAAATTCGCGACGGTGAGCGCGTTCCTGGCTAAACACTACGGCGGTAACTATACGGGGCCGGGTGTCAGTATGGATGAACCCGCGCACTCAGTGACCACCGTCGACCATCATGCAGTAGTTGCCTCTCATCTGGTGAAACTGCGTGGAACATGCCGCGATGGGCAGCCAACCAGCGAGCCAATGCCAACGGTGACGGCGGGCGGGCTGCACGTAGGGGAGGTAAAAACCACTCTTGCTGTCGATGAATACGACGAACATCGCGCGCAGCAAACTCTGGAGTTTCTGCGGCAATACTGCGGCGAGGATTGCGACGGTCTGGTCACGGTTGACGGCATCACTTACCGCATCGTTGATATCGGAATGCGCATGCTGCAACCGCATGAACTGTACCGGGCGCAGGGCTTCCCGGAGTGGTACATCATCGACCAGGACTATCGGGGGCAAAAATACGCGAAGGACAAACAGGTTGCGCGCTGCGGTAACGCCGTACCACCGCCGTTCGCCGAGGCACTGGTGAGGGCTAACCTGCCTGAACTTTGTCAGCCGAAACAAATAGCAGCTTAATAAAACATTGCTAATTCAACCCGCTACGGCGGGTTTTTCACTCTCTATTGTATATGCTATTTTTTATGCAATAAGAGCGATTAGTCGGACGCAACTGGGGAATGCATGGATTCAACGAACGACGAAGAAAAACGTATAGAATTTGAAAAATTCATCATTGAAAGGTTTGGTGATGCAGTTGATCTCCGCAGAGCGAAAAATGGCGGTAATGGATATATATCATGGGAGGCGGCTGTAGCATGGATTGTCTGGCTGGAGCGTCCATTGCATCATAAAACCAATTCGACAGGGGCTGAACCAGCCTGATACTGCGGTTTTTTCTTGCATTGATTTTCCATTATCAACTGTACATAATGTCAGTGTCAGCCTGAACAACTGACAACTTGATGCGCCACGGAGAGAAACCATGGCGCACGAACTACAACTCATCAAGCAATCTTCAGGAATCCTGATCCCCGCGACGCCGGAGACCAGCGATATTCTGCAATCAAAAATCAAACTCGGCGCCGTACTGGTAGCCGAATTTCGTCAGGTGAGGAATCCCGCATTCCATCGCCGTTTCTTTGCGCTCCTGAATCTCGGGTTTGAATACTGGGAACCTACTGGCGGGGCTATCTCCAGCAATGAGCGCAAGCTCGTAAATGGTTATGCTAAATTCCTCGCGGCATTTGGTGGAAACGAAGGCGCACTGCTGGATGCTGCCGAGCAGTATCTGGAGCAGGTAGCCAGTCGCCGAATTACCAATGGGATCAGCCTGTGTAAATCCTTTGACGCGTACCGAGCCTGGGTAATTGTCGAGGCCGGCCACTACGACGCTATACAGCTTCCTGATGGAACCCTTCGTAAACACCCTCGCAGCATTGCTTTCGCCAACATGGACGAAACCGAGTTCCAGCAGTTGTACAAAGCAGCGCTAGATGTTCTGTGGCGCTGGGTATTGTCCCGGGCATTCAAGGACCAGCGCGAAGCGGAAAACGCCGCATCGCAGCTCATGAGCTTTGCGGGGTGATGGCTATGAAATATTCCTGGTTTCACCATCACGAATGCACCACCGAGCAGGCCGACGAGCTGGTGGCCAGTTATCGCCGCCGTGGCGCCATGGTAGAACGCAGCCTTAATCGCGACAACATAACCTGGACTGTCAGTGCAAAATTGCCTGAATGCGAGCATCCGGCGCGCACACCAAAAACCTTTCGCCAAAAGGTCTGGGGGTGATTATGGCTAAATTACCTCGCCGCAAGTGTGCCAACAAAGAATGCCGGCAGTGGTTCCATCCTGTGCGTGAAACGCAGACCGTTTGCGGTTACGAATGCGCCAGCGCCGTCGGCAAAGAGCAGACCAGAAAAGACCGTGAAGACGCTAAGCGCAAAGAGTCCGCCAAACAGCGCGCTACTGAGAAGAAAGAGCGAGCCGCCTGGCGCCAGCGTAAAGCTGCAGTTAAGCCGCTGAAGCACTGGGAGGATTTAACCCAGCGCGTCGTCAATGACTATATTCGCGAGCGTGACCATGATTTGCCATGCATCAGTTGTGGGACGTTCGACACCGTCCAGTGGGAAGCCGGGCATTACCGCTCACGTGGGAAAGCGTCACATCTCCGCTATCACGAAGACAATATCAGTAAACAGTGCCACCACTGTAACGTTCAGCTGTCGGGCAATCAGCAGCAGTACCGCCTTGGCCTTATAGAGAAAATTGGGCCTGAGCGCGTCGAGGCACTCGAAAACAATAACGTCCCACACCGATACACCATCGAAGAACTCGAAACCATTAGGAAGCACTACAGCGCGCTTCGCCGTGCATTAATTAAGAGCAGGGAGGCTGCATGACATTTGAATCCTATTTTGCCGATCACCTCCGCGTTCGTTGGCAACGATTGCGCTTATATCACTTTCCCGGTTCTGTGCTGACGGACTACCGAATACTGAAGAATTACGTGAAAACTTATGCTGGAGAAGCGCTATGAACCTTGAAAACACAGTGAAATACCACTTCGCAAAATCCACGCTGATTAGCGATTCTCCGCGCGCTACCGCCTCCGATTCACTGACCGGTACCGACATCATGGCGGCAATAGGCATGACTCAGGAACGCGCTGCTATGGGGTACAGTGCTTTCCTCGGCAAGATGGGCATAAGCAATAACGACCGGGATCGGGCTATCGGACTGCTGGCTGAGTACGCGATGACCAAATGTGACAAGGTTGCCGCGCTGCGTAAGTTGGATTTCGGGGTTAAGCCTCAGGTGATGCACCAGTTGGCCACCTTCGCATTTGAGGATTATTCCCGCAGCGCAGCCAGTGTAAAACGGTGCGATTGCTGCAACGGTGAGGGCTTTATTGATGCTGAGGTATTCAGTATGAAAACCAATACGCCGGCACATGCAAAAGAAATCATTAAGGCATCAAAAGCGTTTGGTTTGAAGGTGATACCTTCGCAGCACCAAAACAGGCGTGAGGTAAAAGAGATAACGCGCGTTCTCTGTCCTCAGTGCAAAGGGAAAAAAGCCATCAGTTGCGCATGTAGTGATTGCCGTGGCCGTGGGAAAGCGGTGAATCAGAAGGAAACGAAGCAGCAAGGCGTTCCAGTATTCAGCACCTGCAAGCGCTGTGGCGGTCGCGGATATGAGCGCATCCCGTCAACTGAGGCCCACGCAGCTGTTTGCCAGATTACGGATGTAATCAGCCTGGATACGTGGAAGAAGTCCGTTAAACCGTTCTATGATCAGCTGATTACGAAATTCGATATTGAAGAGGCATGGGCAGAAAACCAACTGAAACAAATAACACGATAACGGTTATGGAAGTTAATTCCAGCTATTTACTTTTCCCGAATCTGTGTTAATTTTATCCCAACGATGGGTTAATGCCTTCGTTTCAAGCCCCGCGGATAACACCGTGGGGCTTTTGCGTTTCTGGAGCGTGAGTGTTCAGCTCATTGTCCAAAAGTGTTCAATTTTTGCGTTTGATGTGTTTTTTCATTCATGCAATATTTGACGAATAACTATAAGTAAAACTTTGACCGTGCCTATTAGCCGCTGCTTCCCGTGATGTCAGCGGTTTTTTTTCATTAAAACAGGGCTGCCCATTGGCGGCCTTTTTAATTTCAGGCCTCACGGGAATCATCCGCTACGTGCTTTGTTGATAAATCCAGCCCGTGAAGCCTGACCCTTTTCATACACACACAGCGCCATCCGAAGAATCGGAGGTGAGGCTATGACCAGAATGAGCACCATTTACAGCAGACTTTCATATGGAACAGGCACCACGCTGACCGGCTGCGGTGTATCAGCGAAGGCATATGCCGAAACAGCTAAAACAGCAAAAGAGGTGTCCTGGATGTTGGCCGACAGAATTGCAGGGTTAAGCCTGAGCGACTGGGCAATTATTGTCGGTATCGCATGCACGGTAATCACGTGTGCAGTGAACTGGTATTTCCGCTGGAAAGAACGGGAGGACCGGCGCAATGGCTATGCCACCAAAGCTGAAGAATAAACTGAGCGCAGCGGTTGTTGGTTTGATTCTTGCGGGGGCTTCCGCGCCCGTGATTCTCGATCAGTTTCTGGATGAGAAAGAGGGTAACAGCCTGACAGCATATCGCGACGGCGGCGGAATCTGGACTATTTGCCGTGGCACCACGTTGGTTGATGGTAAGCCAGTAGTTCAGGGCATGAAGCTGTCTGCTCAGAAATGCGCCAAGGTGAACGTCATAGAACGCGACAAGGCGCTGGCGTGGGTTGAGCGAAATATCAAAGTACCACTGACCGAACCACAGAAAGCTGGGATCGCGTCTTTCTGCCCATATAACATCGGCCCCGGAAAATGTTTCCCGTCTACGTTCTATAAACGAATAAATGCTGGCGACCGTAAAGGTGCTTGTGAAGCGATCCGCTGGTGGATTAAAGACGGCGGCCGCGATTGTCGCCTGACCAAAGGCCAGAAAAATGGCTGCTATGGGCAGGTAGAGCGTCGAGACCAGGAAAGCGCGCTGACGTGCTGGGGGATAGACCAGTGAGCCTGCGCTATCAGTTCATTGTTATTTCGTTGCTGGTGGCCGTAGCATTCATCGCGGGTAGTGTATGGAGCAGCCGCGGTTGGGAAAAAAAGTGGGCAGAACGTGACAGCGTTGAATCATCGCAAACAGCGAACGCACAGACCGCTGCCCGCATGATTGAACAAGGGCGCATTATTGCCCGTGATGAGGCTGTAAAAGATGCACAAGCGCAAGCCGCTAAATCTGCTGCCACTGCTGCTGGTCTGTCTGCCACTGTTAGCCAGCTGCGCACCGAAGCAACAAAACTCGCTACCCGCCTGGACGCCGCAAAGCACACCGCAGATCTTGCCGCTGCCGTCAGAAGCAAAACAACCGACGCCGACACCAGAATGCTCGCCGACATGCTCGGAGATATTGCAGCAGAAGCTAAACGTTATGCTGGAATCGCTGACGAACGCTACCGTGCCGGAATGACATGTGAACGAATTTACGACTCGGTGAGACAGTCGAATAACGGGAAGTGGCAAAAAGCGGGGACGAATCCCCGCTAGCTGTTAGCCAACTTTGCGATAAGGGTAGCCAGCTTTTTTGATGTGGGCATCAAAATACTGACCTTTTGACGGTGCATTCATTAGCGCTGTGTGCACGGCAGAAGGAACCCGAGAGTATTGATAAATGCCACTGCTATGGAATGCAATTTCCAGCGTTGAAGTGGCCGGGTCATAACCTACTGATTGGAGATTTGAAGATGAAACAGGTTGACGAATCAAAGCAGTTTCCTCGTTTGAATGGGAAAAGTCCCGAGGAAATCGTAGAGCTATTCAAAGGGTATAACTTTGTCGACGATCATGGTCATCGACTGGATATGTGCCAGGACTTCATTGACTTAGTAGAGATGGCGACCGAAACAGATAAGTAGCCATTCCAAAGCTCATCTGCGGATGGGCTTGATAATTGTGACTCCCAAGTCAAACCCGTGATTGTGGTAAAATTTAAAAAATCATCAACACGGGGGTTACCATGGAAAATTGTACGATTTCGTTACGTGTTACGCCTGGAATCAGAGTGAATGCTTTACGTATAAAAGAGGAAAACGGCGAAGTAAATTACTTCATTGGCAGGGGGCCTGTGTCAGAAATGATTTTCCCTAAAATTCCCTTAGGAGCACTCCTCGATGTTGATATCGACTCTAATGCAAACATTCGCCTTATGTATCTCGGCTATGAAAGTGAAGACTACATCTTAACGAATGACTTCTAGAAGACGCATACAAGACCGTCTAAAGGCTATTTTTCATTGCCATCACAAAGGCCACCTTCGGGTGGCTTTGTTGTTGCCATCACCATGGGCAGACCCATCGTGATGGCTTTAATTTATAGAAGTTGGGCTTTAACAGCGGCTTTGACCAACTCGTCCATGAAGTGATTTTCGAGGTTGTCAGCATAATCAATAGAGATTGATGGCGCCTCTGGCCTGCTTGGGATAGTCAGCGTATTATCGCTATCGATGTGGAAAACAGCAAACTTGATAATATCGTCCTTCTGCTTGATGCAGAAGGCTATTTCAGCTATCGGCTGATTTCCTATGAACTTAATCTTCGTCTTACTGAAGCAGTGGAAGTCGCATTGCGGAATATTAATCTCAAGCTCATCATTCTCCATCACAAAGGTGATCTCGCGATTAAGTGTTTTTGAACGACTCCAGTAATTGTACACGCGGTCAAATAGGCATTTTTTCTTAAAAAGTATGTCTTCTCCCTGCAATCCCAGGGCTCGCGATAGTGTTGCAAATTTCAGTATTTCCATAATCACTCCATAGGTTTTACATGGCACTTACCGACAAACAGGATATGTTCTGTCGTGAGTACCTCATCGATTTAAACGCCACTCAGGCAGCGATTCGTGTGGGGTACAGCGCAAAAACTGCTAACCGTACCGCTACAAAATTGCTGTCAAAAGCTGTCATTCAAAACAGGATTGCTGAACTCAAAGCGAAGCGCAACGAGGATGTGGGCATTGATGCCGATTATGTGCTTCGGCGCTTGGTTGAAATCGACCAGATGGATGTTCTGGATATCCTCAATGATGACGGCAGCCTTAAGCCGATCACCTCATGGCCAAAGGCCTGGCGAATATCGCTAACCGGCCTGGACATCAGCACCACGATTCAGAACTTCGACGAGGAGACGGCGGAAACCATCCTCAAAAAAGTTAAGTGGCCTGACAAAGTGAAGAACCTCGAGCTACTCGGCAAGCATGTACGCGTCCAGGCGTTCAAAGAGCAGGTTGAACAGAAAGTCGTAGCGACTCATAACGTCATGCTGGTGCCAACCAGCGACAATGTGGATAGCTGGGAAGCCGCAGCACAGAAACAGCAGAACGAGGTTCTTGGTGGATGAATTACAAAGCTGTCTGGAAACCTTTGCCGGGATCGCAATCGCTCTCCCTTAGTTGCCCGTGTAACGAAATCCTCTACGAGGGAACACGCGGGCCGGGTAAAACTGCCGCTCAGTTAGCGCGCTTCCGTCGTCTCGTTGGCCTGGGCTATGGCTCGTTCTGGCGCGGCGTCATTTTTGATACCGAGTATAAAAACCTCACCGACATCATCACCCAGTCAAAGCGTATGTACCGCCTGTTTAACGATGGGGCGCGCTATCTGGCGTCAGCATCTGAACTGCGCTGGGTATGGCCGACTGGCGAAGAGCTGCTCTTTCGATTCGGGAAAGAAGAGAGTGACTACTGGGACTACCACGGTCAGGAGTTCCCATTCATCGGATTCAACGAGCTGACCAAGCAGCAGTCTGCTGAGTTCTACGAAATGATGTTCTCCTGCCGACGCTCGTCGTTCCGGCCAGAGAATTACCCGCTGGATGATGGCTCGCTGCTTAAGCCGATCCCGCTGGAGACGTTCAGCACCACCAACCCGTTTGGCATCGGCCATACTTGGGTGAAGAAACGCTTCATTGAGCCAGCACCGCGCGGCACTATCATTCGCGAAACGCAGAAGGTGTTTAACCCTCAGACCGAACGCGAAGAGGATGTGACGCTGACGCGAGTGGCTATTCACGGCTCGTTCAAAGAGAACCCGTATCTCGATCCCCAGTACATCGCAACGCTGATGGCCATCAAAGACCCTAATCGCCGCAAAGCGTGGGTAGAGGGCTCGTGGGACGTCACCAGCGGCGGGCGCTTTGATCACCTGTGGAATGCTTCGCATCACGTCATTAAGCCGTTCCGCATACCTGATTGCTGGACGGTTGATCGCTCTCATGACTGGGGTGAATCCAAGCCGTTCTCTAACCTCTGGTGGGCTCGCGCCGACGGCACTGCCGCTGAGTTGCCTGACGGTCGCCAGTTTTGCCCGCCTGCCGGGTCGCTGATTCTGATTGGCGAGTGGTACGGCTGCCCGCCTGATGAGCTGAACAAAGGGCTGAATATGTCATCCACCAACGTTGCTAAGGGCGTGGCGTGGATTGATAAGCGTCTGGTGGGAGAGGAGCTTGCTGAGCCTGAGGAGATAAAACTCAACGGGGTGACGCAGGGGCAGCTGAACATCATGCCCGGTATCTGCAAGAAGGTTGTTCCCGGACCTGCTGACGGGGCTATCTACAACACCGGTGATGACGAATTATCTATTGCCCAGAAAATGGAATCCCAGGGCGTTAAATGGGTGCCATCCAACAAGAAGCCGGGTTCACGCGTGAACGGCGCGGCACTGTTTGCTGACATGCTGGAGGCCGTCATTGAGGGCAAGAAGCTGGAATCAGGTATGCCAGAGAAACCAGCATTCTACGTGTTTGACTACTGCCGGGGCTGGATTAGCCGTGTTCCGGTTCTCGTTCGCGACAGTAAGAACCCTGACGATGTAGACACACAGCAGGAAGATCACGATTGGGATGGCACGCGCTATGCCGTCCTACATTCACCGCCGAAGAAAGTCGGCAAAGTCACCAGCCTGAGGCTCTAAACCCATGCCTGATATTTCAACACCCAATCTGGACTATGGGAACATGGTGCAGGCGTGGGACATTAACGACGCCCTGATGGGTGGCACGCTGTACATGCGCCAGCTTGGGGAGGCATATCTCCCGCGCTGGCCGAAAGAGAACAAAGAGGACTACAAAAAGCGGCTGGCAGTGGCCACGCTGCTGCCGGCGTACGAAGAAACCATCAACCAGAACGTTGGGCGCGTGTTTGCGGAGCCTATCCAGTTGGGAGAGAACGTCCCGGATGCGCTGCGCGAGTTCTCGAAGAACGTTGACCTGGAAAGCAGCCGCCTCGATGTGTGGGCGCAGGCATTCTTCAGCCTGGCGATGCAATATGGCCTGTCCCATGCGCTGGTGGATTATCCCCGGGTGGACGCCGAACAGGTGAAAACCAAGGCGGATGAAAAGGCCACCGGCGCGCGACCGTACGTCACCATGCTGAATCCCCGCCAGGTGATCGGCTGGAAATCGAAGATGGTGGGCGGCAAGGTGCAGCTCACCGCGCTGCGCATCAAAGAGGTGGTGGTCGAAGACGGCGACGACTTCGGGCAGACAAAGGTCGAGCAGATACGTTATTTGACGCCGGGGAAGGTGGAAATCTACCGCAAGTCCAGAGGTACCGAGGGCGCGGCGAACTGGGAGATATTCGATCAATGGCAAACCTCTCGTAAAGATATCACCCTGGTGACGCTCTACACCAAGCGCACCGGGTTTATGTGTGGTTCACCGCCGCTACTCAACATGGCCATGCTGAATATCAAGCACTGGCAAAGCCAAAGTGAGCAGGACAACATCCTGCACGTCGCCCGGGTGCCGATACTGACGGTGTTCGGGCTTGAGCAGGGAGAAGAGCTGGTAATTGGGTCTTCGTCCGCCACATCGTTCACTGATCGGCAAACGCAGGGCCTGGAATACGTTGAACATACCGGTTCGTCCATTGGTGCTGGCAAAGAGTCGCTGGCAGAGCTGGTGGAGCAAATGCGCCAGGCAGGCGCGAAACTGCTGCGCACTGACAACACCTCAACCAAGTCTGTTGACCAGACCTCAGAAGAGAAGATGCAGGAGCAGTCACCGCTCTACACCATGGCAACCAGCCTAGAGGATGCGATCGACAATATCCTGCAGATTATGGCTGAGTACATCGGTGAATCCGAAGGTGGTAACGTCGATGTCCGCACCGAGCTGGATGTCGAGTCGAAAGAGTTCAATCCTCCTGCTGCACTGGCCATTCAGTCGCTACGTCAGGGCGGTGACCTTCGCCGCATAGATGCGATTAAATCCCTGCAAAAACTCAACCTGATTGATGCCGATGCAGATCCGGAGAAGGTCCTGGACGAATTGCTGGCTGAATCATCGTCTCTGGATACCAGAACGTTAGACGAGGTATAGCATGGTCCGCTCTGTCAATGACCGCCTTCAGGACGAGACCATAGCGCATGGCCTTTATGTGACGCGCTACGGTACTGGCGTTGCCCGGCGAATGGTCGCGTTGCTGAACAGAATGGATACTGACCTAGCTTTCAAACTGCTGGTGCTGCTGGACGGTAAGCGCGCTGATACATACAGCGCCCGCCGCCTGGCTTCGTTGCTGGCGGGTGTGCGGGACCTCAACCAGCAGGCCTATGAGCCAGTTAATACTGCGCTGGCACGCGAACTGACGCGCTACGTTGAGTATGAGGCCGTGTATCAGCTGGACCTGTTCAGCAGCGTAATACCTCAGCAAATACTGAAACATGTCCCGCTTCAGAGCATCGCGCCCGAGCAGGTTTACGCCTCAGCTGTGGCGCAGCCATTCCAGGGGCGTTTGCTGAAGGAGTGGGGGAAGAAACTCGAATCGGATCGGCTGGACAAGATTACCAATGCTGTTCGCTCCGGGTTCCTCCAGGGGGAAACGGTAGAGCAAATTGTTAAACGTGTCGCCGGTACGTCGCTGCGCAACCGTGAAGATGGGGTGATCAACACTGCCCGTCGTGACCTGGCGGTGGTAACGCGTACCGCGGTGAATCACATGGCCGCCACAGCGCGCCAGGAGTTCGCCCAGGCCAACAGCGATATCGTGAAGGCCAAGCAGTGGTCCTCCACGCTGGACACGCATACCAGCCAGTGGTGCATCATCCGCGACCGCAAGCTCTACACGCTCGACGGCAAGCCGCTGGGGCATGTGGTCCCATACCTACGCGGACCCGGCAAAATCCACTTCTGCTGTCGCTCCGGTGAAATCCTCATCACTAAGTCGTGGGAAGAATTGCAGATACCGCCTGACGAACTGAGCAACGCAACCAGAGCGTCCATGGACGGCCAGGTGCCAGTGAATACCAGCTATGCCGAGTGGCTTGTGAGGCAGCCTTACGCGCGGCAGGAGCAGGTGCTGGGCGTTACTCGTGCGCAGATGCTCCGTGACGGCAAAATCACCGTGCCGGAGATGTTCAACGATGCCGGGGAGTTCCTGACCCTGGACGAGCTACGCCGCGTGGATGCGTCGGCGTTTGAGGGATAGGGTATGCGTAATGATGATTTTCACTGCGTGGGCGATGGCCGTGGCAGACGAAGGGTGTTTGTAAATGGTAATGAGGCAAAGAGCTGCGTTTGGGCAGACGTTAAGCGAGGTGTCGCTTGCATTCATCCACACCCGCTGCGGATCCATAAACGAAAGCGGGGTGAGGTTTACTCCCGCAAGCTACGCGGCGAAATTACAATCGAATTTATCTAACAGGCTGCCTCCGGGCAGCTTTTTTTATGCCTGCCGCTGAGCGGATGCGACGCGGTGCCCGGGTCGGATGACCCATTACGTATGGCCGGAAGGCTGGAGCAAAAACAATGAAACTGAAACTTGATGCTAACGGAAATGTGGTCGTTGAAAACGGTATGCCTGTGTACATCCATGATGATGGCAAAGAGATCCCGTTCGATGCGGTCGCAGCGATGACCAAAATCACCTCCCTGAATGGCGAGGCGAAAACTCACCGCGAAGCGAAGGAAGCGGCGGAAGCCAATCTCGCGAAATTCTCTGGCATCACCGACCCGGCCAAGGCGCTCGAAGCCCTGGAGATGATGACCAAAATCGACCAGAAAAAACTGATCGATGCTGGTGCCGTTGACCAGGTAAAGGCGGAGATCACCAAAGTTTTCCAACAGCAACTGGACGAGGCGAACGGCAAGACCAAACAGCTGGAAACTCAACTCTACGACGAGATGATCGGCGGCCGCTTCGGTGGCTCTAAGTTCATTTCCGAGAAGATGGCGATCCCGACTGAGTTCGTGCGTTCCTACTTCGGTCAGAACTTCAAAATCGAAGAAGGGAAGGTTGTGGCCTACGACGGCCAGGGCAATAAGGTGTTCTCACGCACCAAGCCCGGCGAACTGGCCAGCTTCGATGAAGCGCTGGAATCTTTGGTCGAGTTGCATCCACAGAAAGACTACATCCTCAAAGCGTCCGGCAACAGCGGCGGTGGCTCTCACCAGTCGCAGCATCAGGCCGGGCAGAAAACCATGAAACGCGGTGCGTTTGATTCCCTGGATAACGCTGGCAAGCAAGCAGCGCTGAAAGACGGCGTCAGCATCGTCGATTAAATCGAAAGGAGCCATAAATGGCAGGCAATACCCTTACTGGTCTGATCCCGACCATCTATACCGCGCTGGACGTAGTGTCCCGCGAGCAAACTGGTTTTATTCCTGCGGTGGCGCGTGACGCGAAAGCGGATGCTGCTGCTAAAGACCAGACCGTACGTGCGCCAGTCGCACCTGCAGCCACCACTGAAGATATTGTCCCTGGTCCGTCAGCGCCTAATTCTGGCGACCAGACCATCGGTGGTGTGGATGTCAAGATCACCAAATCCAAGATGGCCCCGGTGAAATGGAATGGTGAAGAGCAATTGGCTCTGGGCCCGGCTGGTACCTACAACACTATCCTTGCTGACCAGTTCAAGCAGGCTTTCCGCGCACTGGCGAACGAAGTGGATGCAGACCTCGCTGCGCTGTACCTCAACTCCTCCCGTGCTGTTGGCGCGCCGAAGAATACTCCGTTCAGCATCAAAGACGATCTGACTGATGCTGCGTTGGCGCGTCAAATCCTGACCGATAACGGTGCACCGACTACCGATTTGCGTATGGTGCTGGGTGGCGAAGCGATGGCATCCATCCGTGGTAAACAGGCTGTCCTCTTCAAAGCGAACGAAGCGGGAACCGACCAGCTGCTGCGTGAAGGTGTTATCGGTCGCATCATGGGCTTCAACCTCCACGAATCCTTCAGCATCAAGCGTACCGCGAAAAGCGCTGCTGCTGGCTATAAGGTCAATGGCGCGAAGAAAGAGGGCGATATCATCATCGCTATCTCTGTCGGTACCGGCGGTATCGCCGCAGGTACTGCGGTGAAGTTCGCCGGTGATGACAATCAGTATCTGGTCGTTGCGGCTACGTCTTCCACTATCACTATTAGCGCGCCTGGCCTCCGTCAGGATCTGGCAGATCAGGCTGATGTCACCGTGTTGAGCGAATTCGTACCGAACATGGCGTTTGACCGCGGGGCATTCCTGCTGGCCAGCCGTACTCCGGCGATGCCTGAAGGTGGCGATACTGCTGATGACGTCATGAATGTGACCGACCCGGTATCTGGCATCACCTTCCAGGTGGCGTTGTACCGCCAGTACCGCCAGGTGCGTTATGAAGTGGGTCTGGCATGGGGTGTGGCTGCTGTGGCGCCACGTCATTCCGCCATCATCATGGGTTAACCCAGGGGGCTTCGGCCCCTTTGTTTTTCAGGAGGCCTAATGGCCGGATTAACCAAAGAGCAGCGCTCTCAGCGTGAAGCGGAAAAGCTTGCAGCTCAGCAGGGTATTGAGCTGGTGGTCATGGTACGTGACACCCCAGAATTCCCTGGCGGCCCGCTGCGCGCAGATGTTCATCATGATGAAGTGGATAACTGGCTGGCGCTGGACTGGCGTCTGGAGGAATAAACATGCTGGTTGCCGATCCCCACTCTCCAGACTTCAACAGCTACGCCAGCGTGTCAGACCTGCGGGCATTTGCCGCCGGGCGCGGATATAGCATTCCTGCAGATGATGATGAGTGCGGCCAGATGCTGATGCAGGCAATGGACTTTCTGGAAGGGAAGGCCTGGCGGGGCCAGCGCTCCAGCACATCGCAGCCGCTGTCGTGGCCGCGAACGGGCGTGCGCTTTGATGGCGTTGACCTGCCGGATGATGCTATCCCACAACGGCTGGTCGATGCGCAGTGCCGCCTGGCTATCGAGTCGCAGGAGATTGACCTCACCCCGTCGGTCGCTGGCGGTGGGGCGGTGACGATGGAGCGCGTCGAGGGTGCGGTAACAGTTCAGTATGAGCCGGGAACGAATAAGGCCTCTCCGTCATTCCCCTGGTTCTATTCCTCGCTGCGCGGGCTGGTGGTGGGCGGCAATCAGATCCGTATCGAAAGGGGCTGATATGGCAATTAACTACCTCCGTATGCGTGCAACTGCGACACGACTGCTGACCGAGAACGGAAGGACCTACCCGCTGACCCGCGGCGGCAGCACCACTCGCGATCAGTTCGGTAAGGAGGTTACCGCACCGTTAACCACTGCGACGGTCACTGGCGTTATCACTGAATACTCATCCCGAGAAATTGATGGTTCGCTGATCGCCACTGGCGATAAGAAGCTGGCGGCCACATTCGAAACGGAAGTGCGTATTGATGACCGCATTGAAATTGACGGCAAAAAATGGCGCGTGGTGGAGCCGAATCCGGTTAAGCCTGCTGATGTGCTTATCTCTTACAACATCCAGTTGAGGGCGTGATTATGGCCAGCACTGAAAATCAGCCCTTTTTGGCTGCCATTCAGTTGTTCGTGGACAGATCAAAACAGGAGATGGACGAGGTGGTGCGCAGGACGGGCATTAAAATCCTCGCTCAGTTGGTGGAGATGTCTCCAATTGGTAACCCCGATATCTGGCAGATAAACCAGACCGCATCGGCCTATAACGATGCAGTACGAGACCACAATGCTGCGCTGCGTGATGACCCGGCCAACCTGACCAAATCAGGGCGGCTTAAACGTGGCCTGCGTGTCAACGACTCGATGGATATCAAAAAGCCTGAGGGGTATGTCGGCGGGCGTTTCAAGAACAACTGGTATGTCGGCTTTGATAGTCAGCCAACCGAATCGAACGATACACCGGATGCCTCCGGCCAGGGTTCCAACTCCCGCGGTCTGGCGGTGCTTGAAGTGTTCAGGGTGGGGCAGGTCAGCTCGATTTACTTCACAAATAACCTGCCATACGCACAGGCACTGGAGAACGGGCACTCTGGTCAGGCCCCCGGCGGCATGGTAGGTATCACTGCACTGGACGCAGCGCAGCTGTTTCGTGAGGCGATGAGCGAGGTACGTAATGGCCGGTGACCAATCAATGCTAATTGCGGAATTGCTCGAGTCGCGCCTTGCTGATATCGCCCTTGCGATTGATATGCCGATAGCCTGGCCAAACATCATTTTTGAACCGCCAGATGATGTCCCGTACGGGAGGGTCTATATACTCCCGGCACAAACTATCGGGCAAGACTTTGCAGGGCAGCTTCGTACGTATCAGGGCATTTTCCAGGTGAACATAGTCACCCCCGCAGGAATAGGCGTCGGCAAGGCGCGAACATTTGCCTGTGTGATTGCGGGCGGATTTCCCGAAGGCCTCGCTCTGGTGGCTGGTGATTTGACCGTCTATATCAACGGGCCGCCTCAGATTCGCCAGCCAATACAGGACCGTCCGACCTCTGCACCAAACGGCAGCAGCGGCTCCATCACCTACACCATCCCCGTCAGCATGCAGTACCGCGCTGATTACTGACCCACTATCTGGTGGGTTTTTTATTACTTAAATTCAGGAGAATGCAATGGCATTCGCAATCCCTAACGGGTCGCGTGTAAACGTGGCCAAGGCCTATCTTGCGCCGATTGTCTTCACTGCGGCATCCAATGCGACGGAATGCGAACTGACCGTTGCCTCGGCTGCTGGCATCCTCGCGGGCGATGTCGTCCAGGTTAGCTCTGGCTGGCTGAAGCTCGACAACATGGTGGTGCGTGTCAAGTCAGTTACTGGAACGAAAATCGTGCTGGAAGCGTTCGATACCACCGACACCAAGAAGTTTCCGGCGGGTACCGGGGCAGGTACGCTGCGTAAAATTGATTCGTGGATCACCATGCCTCAGGTTATGACGCTGTCCACCGAAGGCGGTGACCAGCAGACCATCAGTGTGCAGTTCCTGGAGGATGATAAAGCCCGTACCATCCCGACATTCAAAAACGCCGTGGTTCAGGTCTATACCTTCGCGCATGACCCGCAACTGGCGATCTACAAACGCCTCATTGACCTGGACGACTCCAGCGATACTACAGCGGTCTGGTTCCACAACCCGCGCGGCAAAGCCGATCGATACTACTCTGCCAAAGTATCCTTCCAGCGTGTACCACGTACTGAAATCAATGCTGTTGAAAGTAATGAAGCGCGCATGAACTTCGAATCGGATATGCAGATTTACCCGATTGCCGATTCCTCCGCTACTCTACTGGCATTCCTGACTGACCTGCCACCAACCAAGTCTGTTGCTGCTAACGCAGCTCTGGATCTGTCGGTGGTCATGCAGGGTGGTTCCGCGCCGTACACCTATGTGTGGAAGAAAGGCGGCACCGCCATTCCGGGCAAAACCGCATCCACGCTCAACATTCCGTCCGCTCAGTCTTCCGATGCCGGGGTGTATACCTGCGAAGTTACCGACGCCGCAGGCAAGACGCTCACTTCTGCCGGATGCACCGTCAGCATTACTTGATTAATCTGGCCCGGTAAGCCGGGCCTTACCGAGATGAACAAATGACCAAATTCTCCCTGATCCCCAATCCGACATTTTCCGTTACTGCCAGCATCCCGCGAGCTGGCACCGAAGACGGAAAACTGACCTTCACCTTTCGCCATAAAACGCTGGAGGAACTGCGTGCTATGGACGAGAAGCTGCAAAAGGATGCAGAAAGCAAGAAGGCTGCTATTGAGCCGCAGGCCGATTACCTCATGGAAATTGTCGAAGGCTGGGCGCTGCCGGATGAGTTCAACCGCGATAACGTGATCGTCCTGCTAAAGAACTATCCTCGCGCGTTCGACAGCATCGGGCTGGCGTACACCAAAGAGCTGATGGGACTGCGCGAAAAAAACTGAGGCAGGTCGCTGCAGCGTTGTATACGCCGGGACCGACGCTCGCGGAGTTAGCCGCTTTTGGTTTAACGCCTGAGGACGTGGAGGATGAGGTGGGGATACTGCCATCCATATGGGAGGCTTTCACCGTCTTCTCCACACTGTCTACCCAATGGCGCGTCGGTGCGAGCGGTGCGACCGGCCTTGATTACAACGTTCTCCCCTGGGTGTTTGAGTTACATGGGGTGGAAGATGCGGCGGCCAGCATGGCGGATATTCGAGTCATGGAAAGCGAGGCTCTCAAAGTGATGCATAAGGAGACGGCCTGATGAGTGACCAAATCGCCTCGATCACATTGCGGGCTGATGTTTCCGACCTGAAAACGGCCAGCAATGAACTGGATAAACTCGGTGAAGCTGCGGCGGGTGCCGTAGGCAAAGCTGATGACCTTAATAGCGTATTCCGTGCTGGTGCTGAGTCTGCGAAACAGGGCACTGAAGGTATCAAGGAACAGCAGACCGCGCTGAAGGGGCTGCTGGAGAATATCGATCCAGTTAACAAGGCGCTGAACCGGCTGGATGAACAACAGGCAGCGCTGCGTAACTTCCAGACAAAGGGGTTTCTTGATACCGACGATTTTCAGCATTACAACAAAATTCTGGACGATACCCGGTTAAAGCTGACGGATACCGGAGAAGCAGCGGCGCGCGCCCAGGCCGAACTGGCAGCGACTCAGGCCGCTGAGAAGCAGTCCGCTGCGCTGAAGAACCTGCTGGGCTCTATCGACCCGACGATCCGCGCATTCAACTCACTGGATGAGCAGCACGCGCAGCTGGTGGCGCATTTCGAAGCTGGGCGCATCAACGGCGCGCAGTTCGAGCACTTCAATACAATCCTCAACCAGACGCGGGAGCGTCTGTCTGGCGTGGCTGACGTGCTGCCAGAGGCACTATCCCGACAGGAAGCAGCGGCGCGTCGTGCCGGTATATCGGTCGGCCAGTACAGCGCCGCAATGCGCACGCTTCCGGCACAGTTCACTGATATCGCCACGCAGTTGGCTGGTGGGCAGTCTCCGTTCCTGATTCTGCTGCAACAGGGCGGGCAGATTAAAGACCAGTTTGGCGGGGTTCAGGGGGCGCTGACTGGTGTAGGCGATTATTTACGCACCCTGATTGGTTTCATTAATCCGGTGACAGTGGGGATTGGCGGCCTAGTGGTTGGCCTCGGGGCGATGGCTGTAGCTTGGTACAAAGGCAACCAAGAAGCTGGGGAGTTTAATAAGCAGCTCATATTAACCGGAAATTATTCTGCTAAATCGGCGAGCCAACTGACAGACCTGGCCCAAAAAATTGGTGGTTCAAGCGGTAAAGTTGCCGCAGCTGCTCGTACGCTCGCAGAGGTGGTTGGGGCCGGTACGTTTAAAACCGATCAGCTCGAAACAGTCACCAGAGCGGCGTTGGCTATGCAGGAGGCCACTGGCCAGTCTGTAGATACCACCATCAAGAACTTCCAAAAACTGTATGCCAGCCCTACCAAGGCGGCGGAAGATCTTAATTCGACGCTTCATTTCCTTACCTCATCGCAATACGACTATATTTCGGCGCTGGAGCGTCGGGGCGATAAAGAGGGCGCGGCAGAGGCGGCTGCAAAAGCTTATAGCCTAGCTGAGCAAAAGCGCAGCCAGCAAATCCTCGACAACATGGGATTAATTGAGAGAGCTGCTGGTAGCGTCAGCAAGGCCCTTAAGGGGATGTGGGATGAACTTCTGAATATTGGTCGCCCTGAAGCTCCGAACGACATGCTCCGCAAGATGCAGTCCGAACTTGCTGAGCGTGAGAAAGCCTTGCTTCCAGATAGACAGCGTCAGGGATATGGATATAGCTATGATGCGAGCAGTAACGATCAGGAATATGACGCACGTAGGAAAGCTCAGTTATCAGCGATAAGTGCTTTAAAGGCACAAATAGCGCCACTTCAACAAGCTGCTCAGCTTCAGGAAGATATTAATGCTTCTATTCAGCAAGGAACCGAGGATGATAACAAGCGAACTAATGCCCTGATTTATCGAAACCGCATCCTTGAACAGTCAGCTACATGGCAGGAAAAACGCAGCAAGGCCCTGTCTGAACTTTGGAAAAATGTCGCGGCCTCGCCCGGCGACTGGAGCTCAGCACAGCGGCAGCAGGCTGTAGATGCCATTAATAAACAGTTTCATCCGGACAAAGCTCCCAAAACTCCAGCCGTTAAGGTTTCAACAGGTGATCGCTCAACCGACACCTACAATGCTGAAACTCTAGCTCTGCAAGTGCAGCTCAAAACGCTGCAGGATCATCGTGACATCAACGATGTAATCAGCCAGCAGCGTAAGCAGCAGTGGGAGTTAATCTCAAAAATCACCATCCTCGAGTCCACAGCTAACGATCCGAAAGGGCGTGCATTAACTTTCGATGAAAAATCGTTGCTGGCGAACAAAGAGAAGCTGCTGGCCCAGGCAGATATTAATGCCGGACTGGGTGATCAAATTGCCAAGCAGCAAAAATTGAACTCATTGGCTGACCAGGCAACTAAGTTCGCCCAGCAACAGTCTGCCAAGCAGGCGGAAATTGCGGCAGCAGCTAGAGGCTTGTCCACCAGAGAGGCTGAAAGGGAGGCGACGCGCCAGCGCCTGACTGAATCCTACGGCTTTAACCAAGACGCTCAGAAAAAGGTTCTCGCAGATCAAGAGGAGACCTACCGGAAAGAAGATGAACTTCGCAGCGACTGGCAGGCTGGCGCAAAGCGGGGCTGGGCCGATTATGCCGACTCAGCAACAAACACGTTTGAAGCAATGCGAAATGTGGCCGGTTCAACCTTCAGTGGTCTATCCGACATGTTGACAGATCTGGTTACTACCGGCACTGCAAGCTTCAAAGACTTCACCAAGTCCATGTTGAAGATGATCGCGCAGGTAACGAATCAGTTGCTTGTGGCTTACGCCGTTCAGGCTGCGATGGGGTGGATTAGCGGTAGTGCTGGTGGCAACACGCCAGGCGGAGCATATGCCAGCGCTGCAAACTCTGGAGTTAGCCTGTTTGATTCCGGTGGTTACACAGGTGCGGGCGGTAAATATGAACCCGCAGGCATCGTGCATAAAGATGAGTTCGTTTTCACCAAAGAAGCCACTAGGCGGATCGGCGTAGATAACCTATATCGTCTAATGAACAACGGTAATTTAGGCCGTTACGCTTCTGGTGGGCTTGTTGGGGGAAATCAGGCTGGGGCGGCAGACTCTGGTGTGCCAATTATCAGCGTCAGTTTTGGTGACATAAACATTGGTTCAGGTGGACAGGCCAATACAGGTGGCTCAGCAAATGCTGCAGCTATTGGCAGGCAACTCAACGATGCGATGATTGACACCATTAATACTCAAGTAAGAAAACCAGGCACTCCGCTGTGGAATGCCGTTAGAGGGAAATACTAATGAAAATTGCAGAAGTAAAGGTCTCTGATGTTGTTTGGTATGCCAACGAAAATGGAAAGGCGATCAGTGCCTTCGTGACTTTCTATGGCCCAGACGATTGCACTCGCATTGCAAGTGTCCCTGTTAACCTGCCATATCAGCTAGACCTGACCCTTAAGCAAGTTGAAGAGCTTGCCATTGCCACTGCTAAGGGCACGCTAAAAGCGGTCGCTACTAGTTTCTGATCGTTACATCCCTATCTCCCCTGGTTATCATGAGAAAAAACATGATAATCATGGGGATGATAATGAGAAAAATGTTTTGCTTAAGTTTGGCCTGTATTGCACTTACTGCGTGTAAACCTTCAGAGGAAAAAGCACTACAACTCGGGCAACAAGAAATTGCAAATGGGTTGATGGATCCCGATAGCGCCAAATTTAAAATGGTTAGGTTCAATTTGGACAAAAACCAGCAGTCCGGGGATGTTGTGAGCGGTTTCGTATGTGGCAGGGTTGCTGGGAAGAATGGGTTTGGTGCGTATGTTGGCTACCATCCTTTCTATGTTCATATCAAGATGACTCCCAAAGGGGCGTTTTCTAAAGGCGTGAATTATGAGATCGGAGAAAAAGCGATATACCCCGATGGAAGAGATGAGTCATGGATAGATCTTGACGGAAACTCTTATGTTAGCCGCTGCGGTGCCACACCATCCAAATGAGTTTATGTAGAGCCTTCTAACCACCACCACTCAACCGAAACCAAGCCTCGCTGACGCGGGGCTTTTTTACATCTATAGCAGAGAGGCGGAAGGGGAGGTGCTTGGCAAAGTTGCGACGGGGCGCGTTGTCACGTAAAATTTCCATTACTAGGGTTCATCATCACGAGAAGGCGCCATGTTCACACAGACCGCGATTGCGGCAGCAATTACTACAATGGGGGCTTATAGGGACCCAATGAAGTATATGTCTGAAATTTCAGGAATCGTTGAACATTACTCTGCAAATATTGTGCGCGGCAATGCCGATATAGCGGATGTAATGGAAATGGCTGGGGGTATTAAAACCAGTTTTGCCTTTCTTGATCGTGATCTGGCTGAACTACAAACTCACGTAAATGAGGCTGAGTCAGAGGAATTCAATCTTAGTAATGATGACGCCTTAACAATAATCACTGCTATGAATGGGCTATTAGCTAGCATCAAGGATGCAGTGAAGACGTTGAACGTGCTTCGCACCATAATAAGCTGTATGAATACGTTTTATCCACATCAGGCGCTGGTCGATAACGTCCTGATAGACGGGGTTGATAAGATGGGCAACATGGAAAGCGGCGCTAACCGAATTATTGCTGCATGCGAGAAGTTTATCATTAAGCCGATGATTGCTACTGATACCGCTAGGAATGACGGTAGTAATCATAAAGATATTTCGGATGTAGCATTTAATCGGGCTCTTTCCAAAATGGCGTCACTGAATCATGGTACCTTGAAGGCGCTAGCTGACAGATGATCACCTTCTTAAGCGCTGAGCAGGTGATTCAGATTCATGATTATCAATTGGCTGAACATGGTGGGTTGCCTGGGTACAGGGATTTTGGGGCCATTTCGAGCATCGTTGCTCGTGTAGAGAATACCCATCTTTATAATGGGGTGGAGGATTTGTTTTCCTTGGCCGCAAACTACTTGATTGCAATTTCTCGAGGGCATGGCTTCAATGATGCAAATAAGAGAACAGCCCTCCTCTCGGCTTTAGTATTTCTTGAGTTGAATAATATAACCGTCCAAACTCCAGTTTCATTTGCCGATTTTGTTGCCGAAGTGGCTCAGGGTATTCATGAAACCGAAGTTGTCGCTGAGGCATTAAAGCATTTGGCGCGATAACTCCGGATAGCTTTTCCCTCACAACAAAACCCAGCTCCGGCTGGGTTTTTTTATGGAGTAAATATGGCCGTTGATACATATAACTGGCACTCACAACTCGGTGCTGGCGCAGTGGAATACAGCCAGACGGTGCGATCGGCTCAGTTTGGCGATGGTTATGAGCAGGTGGCCGAGAACGGCATTAACTCAACTGCTATTCAGGTACCGATGAAGCATGTGGGCGCTGACTCTGAAGTGAATACTGTTCGCGACTTTCTCCTTGCGCATACCGTTAAGGCTTTCATCATCACACCGCCGGGCGAAGATAAGGGGCTATATCGCGTGGTAGCAGATTCGGTGCGAAAGAACCAGATCAGCAGTAAGTTCGCAGAACTGACATTCACGATTAAGCGCGCCTATGGCGTCTATGCCTGAGGTGGAGCATGACAGCACTGATTGATACAGCTGCAATGCTGGCGCCGGGCGGTAGAGTCCGGCTGGTTGAAGCAGATGCTTCAGAGTTCAGTGGCGGTATTCATCGCTTCCACTACAGTCCATTTCCCCATACACCCGCCGAGATCGAAGCGGCGAAAGGCGATGAGACTAAACTTGGACCAAAGCCCATATTTTGGGATGGTAAAACCTTCGACTTCTGGCCATTCCAGATTTCTGACCTCGCTCTCTCGACCGACCAGGCCGCTGAGCCGAAACTTAGCGTATCGAACCTCGACGGGCATATCACTGCGCTCTGCCTGCAGTTCAAGGACATGGTTAACGCTAAGGTGAGTATCATCGACACCTACACTGTTTACCTCGATGCGGTGAACTTCCCTGGTGGCGTGAACGCGACAGCTGATCCGTCGATGTTTACTCTCCAGACTTTCTGGCTGGACACGAAAACCTCTGAAGATGATGAAGTGGTGACGTGGGCGTTGAGTAGCCCAGCGGATTTGCAGAACCTGGTGATTCCTACCCGGCAAATTACCTCGCTATGCGAATGGGCGTTGCGCGGGCAATACCGCAGCGGTGACGGTTGTACCTATAACGGTACTGCGTATTTTGATGCCAAGGGCAATGCGGTCGCTGACCCGGCGCTGGATGTTTGTGGTGGTTGCCTGAGCGATTGCCGGAAGCGTTTTGGCGCTGGCCTTGCTGAACCCAATACCGCCATCCTTGATTTTGGCGGCTTCCCTGCAACTGTTCTTTTCTCCAGATAACTGGTTATAAACATGAACAAAGCGATAATGAATGCTATCCGGGTGCATGCACTGGAGGAATCCCCGCGCGAATGCTGCGGCTTCGTCATCCAGTCAGGACGGCGCCAGCGGTATATCCCGGTACCAAATAGTCACGAAAACCCGACAGAACATTTCCGCATTGACGGTGAGTATTGGGCGAATGCTGAAGATAGCGGAACCATAATCCGTGTCATTCACTCGCACCCGGGTGATGGCGCGCGTGCAATAGCTTCAGATCTTGATCGGCAGCAGTGCAATCAGTCAGGTGTCGTCTGGGGCATCTATGCGCCGGATTGTGACGAATACGCCGAAATCACGCCTGATACCATTCCTCTGATTGGTCGCCCGTTCATTCTGGGTTCGCACGACTGCTGGGGGTTAGTAATGGACTGGCATGCTACACAGGGCGTTACGCTGACCGATTTTCGCGTCGATTATCCGTGGTGGGAAAGTCAGTACCCGGACAACCTCTATTTCGATAACTGGGAACGGGAGGGGTTCGTTGAATGTGATCCTGCGCCCGGCTGCATGGTCATCATGCAGGTTGAGTCCAGTAAGTGGAACCACGCGGGGATCATTACCGAGGAAAGCGGGCTGCTTCACCATCTGTATGGTCAGCCATCCTGCATTACGCCGTATGCTCGCGGCTACTTCAAAGACCGAACGATGATCTGCGTTCGCCACAAAGACTTGCCACAGGAGATTCAGCCATGGCGCGGTTAACAACTATTCGCCTGTACGGTGCGCTGGGTGCGCGATTTGGACGAGTGCATAAGTTGGCAGTGCAAACGTCCGCGGAAGCGGTGAAAGCCCTGTGCATCAATTTCGACGGGCTGGAGCAATATCTTTATGACGCCAAAAAGAACGGAATGACTTTCGCCGTGTTTCGTGGGAAACGCAATATCGGCGTGAAGGACTTTAAAGAACTGGCGGGGGATAGTGATATCCGTATTGCACCTGTAATGGAGGGAGCGAAAAAAGCAGGGATATTCCAGACTATCCTCGGTGCTGTGATGGTGGTCGCGGGAATAGCCATATCATATTTCAGTTCCGGAGCGCTTGCCACCTTTGGCGCGAGCCTTGCTGCTGGTGGTGTTGGCATGATGGCCGGTGGTATCTATCAGATGCTTTCTCCACAGCCCAAAGGGCTACAGGGACGAGATGACCCCGATAACAAACCCAGCTATGCTTTCGGTGGTTCGGTAAACACTCTTGCCATGGGTAACCCGGTAGCGGTTCTGTACGGTGAGCGTGAGATAGGTGGCGCGATCATCAGCGCGGGCATCGTGGCTGAAGATATCTGATATAAATCATTTCAATATTAAGCACCCAACTGGGTGCTTTTTTTATGGACGTAATATGGAAACGATTACTGGTGCGAAGGGTGGCAGCCAAAAACAGCATACACCTGTAGAACAGCCGGACTCCGCGCAATCAATGGCTCGCTGCCGCATGCTTCTGGCGCTGGGGGAAGGTGAGTTTGCAGGTGGGTTGGATGCCACTCGCATTTTCCTGGATGGTACGCCGCTGGGCAATGCCGACGGCTCAATGAATTTTGAGAATGTGTCCTGGGATTTTCGCACGGGAACTCAGATTCAGACACCGATCCCCGGCTTTCCTGCTGTAGAAAACGAAACCAGCATTGGCGTTTCGCTGACGAAAGTCGCTCCATGGACAAGGGCAATTAGCAATACCCAAATCGATGCTGTTCTGGTGCGTGTCGGTATCAATGGGCTTCAGCAGCAGGAGAATGATGGCGATATCGTTGGCACAACCGTTCAGTACCATATCGATCTTGCCATTGATGGTGGGGTTTACGCGACGGTAATGACCAAAACGGTTACGGAGAAACTCAGCTCTCTCTATGAATTGACACACCGTATTAACCTTCCGAAAGCGAACACAGGCTGGCAGATTCGGGTCGTGCGCGATACCGACGACAGTACCAGCCAGATGCTCCAGAACAAAACGCAGGTACAGGCGATCACCGAGGTGATAGATGCTCGCCTGCGCTATCCGCATACCGCACTGCTGTATGTGTCATTCAACGCAAAGTCATTCAGCAATATCCCGAAGATATCCTGCAAGCCGAAAGGTCGGGTAATCCGCATCCCTCAGAACTACGATCCGATTACACGCACTTATGGCGGTACATGGGATGGTACATTCAAATGGGGATGGACGAATAATCCTGCATGGATTTGGTTCGATATTCTTACTGAACCTCGCTTTGGCCTGGGTCGCAGGGTTACGCCAGCGATGCTCGATAAATGGGAGCTATATCGTATTGCCCAGCGCTGCGATCAGAAGGTACCGGATGGAAAGGGGGGCAGCGGTACCGAGCCTCGCTTTATGTTTGACGTTTATATCCAGGCTCAGGCTGATGCCTGGCAGGTGATTAAGGATATTGCGGCAGGTTTTAACGGCATGACGTTCTGGGGCAACAACATGTTCAATGTTGTCTCTGATATGCCAGCAGATACGTCAAAACTTCAGATCCTCACCCGTGCCTCTGTGGTCGGGAAACCAACCTATTCCAGCGGCAGTGAAAAGAACCGCTATAGCTCAGCGCTGATTAACTTTAGTGACCCGGATAACCACTATCAGGATCGCACTACTGCAGTGATGTTTCCCGATCTGGTTAAGCAGTTCAAGTTTAAGCAGACTCAGCTAACCGCGATTGGCTGCACACGTGAAAGCGAAGCTCAGCGCCGGGGTGGTTGGGCAGTGTACTCCAATTCTCTGGACCGTATTATCACTGTCCAGACGGGACTTGATGGCTTCGCTTATGTGCCGGGGACCGTATTTGCGTTTGCAGATGAACGGCTATCTGGCCGTGTCTATGGTGGACGTATTACTGAATACAACGGCGTTCTGAAATCTGTAACTACCGATCGGGGTACAAGCGCATTAGCCGGCGATACGCTGATGATTCGTACCCTGGGCGGTACCGTTGAGAGCAGAACCATTCAGGCGGTTAACGGCCAGCAACTGATACTGGTAACTGCCTTTACCGCTGAGCCACAACCTAATGCCATTTTTGTTATCGATGCTGGCCAGTTGCGCCTCCAGTACTTCCGCGTAACCAATCTGACATTTAACGATGAAGAGAACACCTACAGTATCACCGGTGCAGAGTACAACGCGACGAAGTATGATGCCGTTGATAACAACGCCCGACTGGATACGCCGCCGATCAGCCTGTTACCGACAGGCCTGGTTAGCCAGCCCACGAATATCGCGATTAGTAGCTACGACTCGGTTCGGCAGGGGCAGCGTATTGCGACCATGGTTGCGAGCTGGGATACGCCAGTAGATAAAAACGGGAAACCTCAGGCTGATATCGTCGCGTATCAGGCACAGTGGAAACGTGGTGATAATGAGTGGATCAATATTCCCGAAACAGGCCTACGCAATATAGAGGTCTCCGGAATTTTCTCCGGTGATTACCTTGTGCGAGTCCGCGCTATTAATTCTGGTGGCGCTTCCAGTTTATGGGCATCTTCTGTTCTGGCTCATCTCACTGGGCGTACAGGGGAAGTTCCCAAACCGGTTGGTCTGCGCACCACAGCAATCAACTGGGGTATTCAGGTTGACTGGTCCTTCCCGGTTGATACAGGTGACACCCTCCAGACTGAGTTGCAGTATTCAGTAAACGGCAACGGTGATAACCCTATGCTGCTTGCCGGAGTTCCTTATCCGCAACACACCTACACACAACTGGGCTTAAAGGCTGGTGTTGAATTTTGGTACCGGGCTCGTCTGGTCGATCGCATTGGTAATCAGAGTGACTGGACCGACTGGGTTCGTGGTGAATCTAATGCGAATGCTGACGACTACCTGGGCGATATTGCCGATGATTTTCTGACGTCTGCCGATGGTGACCGCCTGACAAGCGACATTGATACCAATCTGGAAGCTGCGTTGCAGAATGCGCTGGCCAACCATGGAACGGTGGAACACCAGTGGGCGCAGTACGGCGAAGTGCGAGCGGATATTCTGGTGGTTAAAACGACCATTGCAGATGTTGATAAAGCGATGGCTGAAATGTCCACGCAGGTGCAGGCGCAGTTCAATGATGTGACTGCAGCGCTGGAAGATAAGCTCACCGCCGTAGTTGATGCTACAGGAGCCTCTGCAATTTACACCCTCAAAACCGGAGTCCGGATTAACGGTGTGATGTATAACGCCGGGATGTCGATTGCAGTGCTGGCCGAAGCGGGTAAGCCGGTAGTCACTCGTGTCGGATTTAACGCCAATCAGTTCGTCCTGATGAGTGGCAGCGGTGATACGCAATATTCACCCTTTGCTGTGGTGAATGGTCAGGTGTTTATCAGTGATGCGTTTTTCCGTGATGCCTCCATTGATTTCGGAAAAATTACTGACAGCCTGCAGTCATCAAACTTTATAGCAGGTCCGGGCGGGCGTGGATGGAAATTACCAAAATCAGGGAATGCAGAGTTTCATGGAAGCCTGTACGCAGATGGCGGAGCATTTGCATTTAACGGCACCAATAACACCGTCGTAATCAACGGGAATGGGCTGACGGTTAATTTGTCCGGTGGCGGTCGGGTTGTAGTCGGGAGGTGGTGATATGCCGGAGGGGATATTAATCGACTATAACGATGGCCGTCCGGCAATGGCAATTACTGCGGGGCTGCGAGCCCCCAGTTTTTGCACAACGTTCTCGGGCTGGTCATCCCAGTCAATGCAGTACCCGGTCAATACACCGCTAGCTCCAGGATCACAGGTTATCGTGGTGCCAACCAAACCCATTTACATCTATTCCTTTGCTGAATTTGATGTGGCCATTATGACGGGGGTCACCCGAAACGGGGACTCAGGAGTCATCATTGGCGCAGAGACCATCGGGGGTAAGGCCCTCACTCCGGACTGGTCTGGTTATGTTATGGAGCTGCTGCCTGCGGCGACGTATAACGAAGGATTACTGGTTTCAAACTCGACTGACTTCACTGCCATATCCAACCAGGCTGCGTTGATGACCTGCGCTTATTCCGGACGCATTACGGTTAACGACAGCGCGCCGCTTCCGGTCAGCGGTATTCCTTTTGGCAAATGGGATAACCCGAATGTGTCGGTGGGGTTTGATGGCGGCAATATCATCGTGCGTGATATTTCCTACACCGGGCGGGACGATGTGGCAGGAACAGCAACGATTGACCTGGTGATATTCAATCAGACCGCACCTGTCGGCGGCGACGGTATCACGATGACCAACGCCGCAGGTCAGGTCACGTTCTCCACGCTGAAACGCCCCTTTGTGTATGACCGTCAAATTCAGATCACCGATGCCTTTCAGGATATTGGCGGCGGGTTCTGCCAGATAGTCTATACCGGCGTTCAGGTACGAATGATAGGTGGATGGGGAAATATCAGAACCAAAGGCGTGGTCATGTCAGGCGGTAGTGTCAGGTCAGCCTACAACAAAGTGTTTGCGGACCGCAATTCTGGCGCATGGGATATGACCCGAAATAGAAATATCGCCATGCCCATTCTTATTCTTCCGAACATGTACTGAGGAAAAATTATGTCAGCAGGAACTTTAACCCTGACGAATAACTCTGCTGCGGTTGCTGGCAGCGGGACCGCGTTTACCACCGAGGTGGCGGCCGGAGATTTTATTGTTGTCACTGTCGGCGGCGTTCCCTATACACTCCCGATTAAATCAGTGGAAAGCGGTACAGCGTTGACGCTGGTAAGCAATTTCACCGGGCCAACACAATCTGGCGCGGCCTGGTCAGCTGTTCCTCGTGTGGCGTTGAATATGGTCACCGCCGCGCTGGTGGCACAGAGTGCAGAAGCCCTGCGCGGACTGAACTACGACAAACAGAACTGGCAGCAGGTTTACAGTGCAGCAGGAAGCATCACCGTGAAGCTACCGGATGGCTCTGCATTCACCGGGCCGTCATGGAGATATCTGGCCGAAAATATGGCGACAAAGACTGGGGGAGCAGTACCAGTTAATCAGGGAGGAACGGGGTCTACAACAGCCGAAGGAGCGCGCGAAAAACTGGAATTAGGGGATAGTTCAACTAAAAATGTCGGTACACATACAGGTACCGTTGCGGCAGGTGATGACTTAAGACTTAACACGATAAATGGTAAAAGCGGAGGAACCATCAATGGTGGAATTATTAACGAGTCAAGAGGAATGGTTCTCCGTGCATCAACTCCTTTAGATAATTGGTTTTATTCATTAGAATTCCAGGCAGGGCAGGGTAACAATGTACCGTTCGCATCGCTTTACCATACAGACAGAGGTATCACAATAAAAACAGGGATTGATACCGGTGGTAAATATAATTCTTTTCTGTCTAATGGAAACTATATATGCCCTGCCAATATAACCTGTGTTAGTCTCACACAAACATCTGATGCCGATAAAAAAGAAAATATAAAGCCAATCGAAAACGCGCTGGATAAAGTTATGGTACTTGATGGGGTAACATTTAACTGGAAAGACAGCGAGTTGCCATCAGCTGGAGTAATCGCACAAACCCTTATTGAAGTTCTTCCAGAAGCTGTAGGGTCTACATTTGATGAGTGTGACCAGTATGAGTCTGTTGAAGAGATAAATAAAGAAGGCGAAGTAGTCATTACAACCCGTCTGGTAAAAAAGCGGGATGATAGTAAGCGAAGTTATACAGTTGAATATTCTGGTGTCATTGCTCTCTGCCTTCAGGCAATAAAAGAATTGAATGAAAAAGTTGAAAGTTTGCGGAAACTGTCATCTGTCGCTAAAAATTGATAAATGCCGCAACCATGTCGTATGCAAGAGTATGATTGCGGCTGACTGACGAACGTCCGATAGTGCGAGTATTGAATAATTGCCAGTCACCGCGGATTGTACTTAAGCAATATGGCGGTTCAAGGCGTTTAATCTGAAACCAGCCACATATCCACCTCTTCAAACATTTCCTGAACAGTACGGCTTATCTGTTCCTTCTCGTGCTTGCTGGCGTCAGTGTTGATCGCCGGCAATGTCATCATCGGTTTAACCCGGACATCAGCGTCGGGGAAAATCCGGTGAACCCTCCTGGTCAATTCGCCCAGAATGATATCTTTTGCACCAGGCAGCCCATCAAAATTCCTTTTGTCATAAACGAGTTCCACGAACATGCTTTAACTCCTCTTTACTGTGTTTAATGCCAGTATATACTGTATATATAAACAGTGTAAATGCGAGTGAGTTTATTATGAAGTTTTATTCACCAGCTGAGTTGCGCCAGATAGTTGCGCTTCCTTTATTTAGTGATCTTGTTCCATGCGGTTTTCCCTCCCCAGCGCATGATTACGTTGAACAACGCATTGATCTCAATGAACTATTAGTCCAGCACCCATGTGCAACATACTTCGTGAAGTCGTCCGGCGATTCTATGACTGGAGCGGGGATCGGGAATGGCGATTTGCTGGTCGTCGACCGTTCCAGAAAGCCTGCACATGGAGATATTGTTATCGCTGCCATTGATGGCGAGTTCACGGTTAAACGTCTTCAGTTACATCCAATACTTATGCTTGTTCCTGAAAACAGCTCCTATGCACCCATTATGATAAACAGCGAAGATACGCTGGATATCTTTGGGGTGGTGACGTTTATCGTGAAAGCGGCAAGCTGACATGTTTGCCCTGGTTGATGTGAACTCGTTTTATGCCAGTTGTGAGACTGCATTCCGGCCAGATCTGAAAGGCAGGCCGGTAGTTGTTCTGTCAAATAACGATGGCTGCGTTATCGCCCGTAACGCTGAAGCCAAAAGAGCTGGTGTGAAAATGGGGGATCCGTATTTCAGGCAGAGGGACTTATTCCGTCGATATGGTGTGGTTTGTTTCAGCAGCAATTACGAGCTTTATGCAGATATGTCCAGCAGAGTAATGTCCACGCTGGAGGCAATGTCTCCCCGTTGCGAAATATATTCAATTGATGAAGCCTTCTGTGACCTCACTGGTGTAAGAAACTGCCGGGTTCTGCAGGAGTTTGGGCAGGAATTAAAAGATGCCGTATATCAAAATACGGGTCTGGCGGTTGGCGTTGGTATTGCCCAGACAAAGACGCTGGCGAAACTGGCGAATCATGCCGCCAAAAAATGGCAGAGACAAACGGGTGGGGTGGTGGACTTATCTAACCTGGGTCGCCAGCGCAAACTGATGGCTGCACTTCCGGTTGATGAGGTCTGGGGAGTAGGGCGCCGTATCAGCAAAAAGCTGGAGGCAATGGGGATTAAAACGGTTCTGGAGCTGGCTGATACCGATATTCGTTTTATCCGAAAGCACTTCAATGTTGTCCTCGAGAGAACGGTGCGCGAACTGCGCGGCGAACCCTGTCTTGAACTGGAGGAATTTGCCCCCGTAAAGCAGGAAATTGTCTGTTCCAGATCATTCGGGGAACGCATTACGGATTATGACGCTATGCGACAGGCCATCTGCAGCTACGCGTCGCGCGCCGCGGAAAAGTTGCGTGGAGAGCATCAGTATTGTCGCTTCATATCTACTTTTGTCAAAACGTCACCCTTTGCGCTGAACGAACCGTATTACGGTAACAGCGCGTCGGTGAAGCTGCTGACCCCGACACAGGACAGCCGGGATATCATTGCAGCAGCGACGAGGAGTCTGGATGCAATATGGAAAGACGGGCGCAGGTATCAGAAAGCCGGGGTAATGCTGGGGGACTTCTTCAGCCAGGGCATCGCCCAGTTGAATCTGTTCGATGATAATGCGCCGCGCCGGGGGAGTGAGAAATTGATGGAAGTTCTGGACTATCTGAATGCAAAGGAAGGGAAGGGGGCGCTTTATTTCGCCGGACAGGGGATACAGCAACAATGGGCGATGAAGAGAGAGATGCTGTCACCGCGATACACGACCCGCTATGAGGACCTGCTTCAGGTTAAGTAACAGGCTTAATTAAATCTGCTCCCTGATTTTTCACATTCCCGACGGCACGTGTTACGGCATGCCATATAAATTTATCAGCAGGCACGGAACCGTCGGCCGCAATTTCCGCAGCTTCTTTCCCTCCAATGTCCTGCCTCATCCATTCGCGAGCGGTTTCTGGTGAAAGTACCAGCGGCCGCCTGTCGTGTATATCTACCAGCCCTTTGTCGGCCGCAGCTGTCACTATCAGGAAACCTTCTAGTTCATCTCCACGTTCGAATGGTGTGCTGCCGATCGCCGCCAGAAAAATTGGCTGACCGTCTGCCCGGTGAATAAAGTAGGGTTGCTTTTTGTTTCCTTCATTTTTCCACTCAAACCATCCATCAGCAAAGCAAACCGCGCGTCCATGCTGCCAGAGTGGTTTAAACATTCTGCTGGTGGCCGCAGTTTCAGACCGTGCGTTAATGAGCGGCGCTTTATCCCACCAACCGGGGGCGTATCCCCAGATAACTGGATCAAGATGCAACTGCTCATCTCGTTCGCTCAGAAGCAGAACTTTTGTTCCAGGTGCTACGTTGAATCTTCCGATGGGTTCTGGATCGTATGGAATGTCGCGTTCTGATTTATCAGCGAGCAAGGCAAGATAATCTTCACGCGTCATTGACTGTGCAAAGCGTCCACACAT